CTTATAAAGCACAATACAGTGCCTTTAACAGTTTTCATTTCTCTTCACCTCTTTTAAGACAATATCAAATCCGCTTGGCTTGTTTTCACTAATGGCAATCTTTGCATTCAAGGCCTTTGCGATTTTTAGAAGCGTATCGACCCGAACGGAACTTTTTTGCTTCTTTCGCTTGCCCAAGATGCTGTAAATCGTCGGCCTTGATACTCCCGATCTACGGCTAAGGTCGTTGATGTTGAAGTACCTGGCTTTCATTGCATCTTCCAGCGTCATGCTTTCTTACCTGTGCTGAAAACCCAGCATGTGGCCATCAGAGCGCTGATCCCGATAATGTACCAGGTCATTTTAGCTCCGACCAGAAGCTCGATATGATGCACCAGCCAGAAGTTCAGCAGGAACGCTGCAAGAATCAGTGCCAAGACGATTCCCCAGATCAGGACGATTTCTATAAGTGCTTTCATCTTTACCCTTTCTATTATGTATGTGTTCCAAGCGGTCTTTCTCCCGGTTGTGCCAGCGGATTTCCCGCTTGCCGTAGTATTTACCGCTCATCAGGGGCCTTCACCTTTCCCTGTGCAAGTAAAGTACTGTAATGGCCGTAGCTCATGCCGTATCGTTTTGCGGCATCGTTCATCTGTCGCACGGTATACTTTGGAGGCTCGTGCTTTTGAGGTCTCGCACGTTCTGGCTCCTGCACATCCCAAGTGATTTTGAACTCGCCAGATGCTTTTAGCGCATTCAGCTCTTTTTGCTTTTTGGCTTTGTACTTTTTGATCAAAGCCTTGTTTGCATCTGCTGCGCATTCAGGGTGATACTTCTGAGACCAGAACTTCCGAACCATTGGCTTCTTGCACCAAGCGCATAAAGCCGGTTCCGGCTCAGCCTTGATTCCTTTCTTTATAAGGGCCTGCCGTTCTCTGCGAACAATGATTTTACATTCTTCGCAATACTTTTTGCATGGGTTTACAAGGCCAAGAAAGACACCGCAGCGCTCACAATACTTTTCTTCCAATGCGACCACTCTCTTTCAGTCTGGTTTCCCGATTGTGACGCTCAAAGCACTGGTTGATTGATTTCTCCATCCACAGCACCTTGTTGGCATCGTTTCTGGATACGCCAGCTGCCATTGCCAGCTTTAGTCTGCGCTTGCGGCTTTGCGCTTTACGAAATTTCATCACCAGCATTCACCAGCCTTATCTGTGATAAACTTCGGGACTTCCTTGCCTGTGGCAATGCACAGCGCAACTAGCTTTTCGACCCAGATGTCAAACAGGCTTTCTTTTGGCATATAGCACTGGCCAACAGAAGGCTCCTTAAAGCTTTTCCAGATCGTCAGGCCGACAGCGCCATCCGTGACCGTCCAGATCATACTGTAGCCTTCATTGCACAGGTTGTACAAAATGTCCCGTGCTTTGCTTTTGGCTTCGTTGATTTCAAAAGCATCCCAGCGCTTTTTGCTTTCCTCGTAGGCCTTTGTTGCCTCGTCAATGGCGTGGTGCGCTTCGTCCGGGTGCTCAAGGTCTACCTTTAAGGTGATAATCCGTTCCATACCACTTATTCCCCCTTTCTTTCATTCAACAGCTCTTCCAGAGCTTCTTTCACCTTAGCTTCCGCATTTTTAGGTTCACGCTTACCGTTCAGGATTTTTCCCAAGTATTCCGGTGCGCATCCCATTTTTGCAGCAAGCTCTCTGATTTCGATGCTGTTAACGTGAAGCGTTCCCACAACATCGCCTGTCCACTTAGGAAGCAAATTTTTTCTCCTTTCTTGTTCTAGTACTTGAACTTTTTGAAAGAATATGATAATATTATGGTGTCAAGCAAAAACATTATCGAACGTTCTTCTATTTGTTCAAAGTCTTTAATTTGTTCTACCGATTGAACCCGGTAGCCTTATTAAAGCACAAGTAGTAGAACTTTTCAAGTGTTTTTGTTCAAGTGGTAGAACTTTGTCATCTTGTACAAACGCTGGAGGTATGTTTTGTGTTTTTTGATAATTTCGTAAGGCTATGTGAGCAAAAGGGAGTAAAGCCATCTCGTGCTTTGACTGAAGCTGGCGTTCCGAAATCTGCTTATAGCTATTGGAGAACCGAAGCAAATGCAGGGAACGATGCAAAGCCGACCAATCAGAATGCAGTTAAATTGGCGCAGTACTTTGGCGTTACTGTAGACTACCTTCTCACTGGCGACCAAAAAGAAAACCCGCCCCAGCAGCCGCAAAGTGAAGTCGTTGCAGCAGTGGAGCGGATTAGAAAAAAGCTTGAATCTATGCCGACAGCGCAGCGTGAAGCGCTGATGAATCTGATCGAGAAGATGTGAGGCAAGCCCGTGTATTACTTGTTGTGCGGCTGTGCCTTTTGCTTTTGGTTCATGCAGGCCTTGTTAAAAGGCAACGACCGTGTGCTATATGGCAACAGCAGAAAATATCGTTACCGTAGAAACCGAAAAAAGAAGTGGTTCTGACCCGGTAAAATAAAAACCCCTTGTGCCGGGCTGGTGTAGCTCTGTGCAAGGGGTTTTCTGTTATTCCAGGTCTAAAGCTTGCTCCGCTGCCGGAATCTTATCAGGGTGTTCCAACAGCCATGCGATAAATCGGTCAATCTTAGCTCTTTCTTGTTCACTCATTGTGGCATATCCTCCCGATCGGTAAGTTCGGATGTTCATTTGATACGATTATACACCTTTCTGTTGTACAGTCAATATCATTTTAACAACTTTGCTGAGGTTAAATGATTTTTCCATCCGTTACTTTGTATCAGGGAAACCAAAAATTGCAATGACAATGATTAAGAGCCACATTAAGTTTAAGTTACCCTTTGCTTTGTAACATTCCGTTGAGCATGGAACGAAAGGGGTTATCCGGTAAATCGTCCAGCACATCTGCTTTGACGAGAGCGTTTGTGCTGATGCTGTGCGAAACATTGTTTAGCTGCACAATGGCATCGTCTAAGTCTTTTACGGTTGCCCCACGCCGTTCCATTGACTGGAGGAAGGTTTTCACTTCTTCAAAAACGACAGGGTTCTCGGCTTTATAGAATCCATTCGTAAAGTCCATCTTCTTCTCCTTTCACAGTTCCACAAGCTGTCCGTCAATGCGTTCGATGTTATCTGCCGGGTCGCGTCCATCGTCTAAGGCGGCTACGGCACGTTCTAGGATGCCTTTCGCTTCGAGGTAAGCATCTTTATCAGCTTCGTACCCAGAAAGGCTCAGGACAAGCTCCAGCGTCCGTCTACGAGCGTATGGAATAATCAGAGCATCTACGGTTCGGTTCATTAACTTTCCTCCCACGGTTCAGGTGTGTGTGGTTTCCCATCGGGAACGCTGGCAGGCATTCCATCGATGATCGGCATACGTTCATGGTTCCAGATTACAGTTTCTTTCATTTTGTGTTTCCTTTCTATTTGGAATTTTTTGACAATACAGTTATAACACAGGCTGCTGTTGGTTCTCCATAGCAGCTTTTTCCATTTTTTGGCTTGTCGAATCCGGCATTTTTGCAGAATTTTGTTGAAAGGGCGTGAATTTATGGATGAATATTTGGTAAGAACGGCCAAAGCATTAGAGATGGCACGGATGCGTTCTGGCTTGAGTCAGCAGAAATTGGCGGCACGGATGGGTGTGAATCGTGGCACGATTGCCAACTGGGAGCAAGGTCTGGCAGCTATTTCCCTGCCAATGGCTATGCGCTGGTTCACCTGCTGCGGCGTATCGGTGGCTCGATACATGGACGCTTGCATTCATCCGGGGCTGCTGGAACATCTTGAAGATGACCTTTCCGACATGGAGAAACGGCAGATTCTCATAGATGCCATGATGGAGTGTTCTTCCTACGAGATAGATGCCTTGTTGTATATGCGGTACGGAGATCACGGTTCAGACCACATCGGTGTGCTGACAGAGATTCTGGCAAACCTCCACACGCCGTTGAAGGACAGGGTCTCTGTCTGCCGGATGATATCGGGCAGCTATGAGATAGCACAGGCTACCGGAACAGACCCAGACCCGAACGGAACCGCCCCGAAGATGGAAATTCTCTATCAGGCGCAAGATGCCGGGACTGAAGCTGCTATGAAGTCCAACGATTCCTATACCGTGAATCCAAATAATATAATTGGCTGATTGTCGAATTATCGAAGTTTTTACGGTATACAGGGGGACGTGCTCCACTTTTTGTACACAATAGGCTTGTTATAAATATGGTTTTGGGTTGTCATTTTGTCCCCCATAGAATCGTAAATGGCGGATTTTTGCGGATGCAATTAACGAGTTTGCGTGAAATTTTCGTTCATCAAAGCGTGACCTGTCAATTCGTCCCCTATTGGTGTGATTGCACTCCATTTTCTGTACACGATACAACCGTCAGGTAGATTATAGGGCTTGATGGACGTTTCTTATTCAGCAAAAGAAGTTGTCGTTTTCCACAATCTGCCTGTTGAAGAGAAGAAATTGTTGAAAATGTATCGTCGTCACTATTTGATGATGATTATTTATCTCTTGTTTATCTCTTGTTTATATATATAGTAAGAACGTGTACAAAAAGTGGAGCATTGTGTACATAAAGTGGAGGAACGTGTACAAGAAGTGGAGGGTATCGTGTACAAAAAATGGAGTATCGTGTACAGAATGTGGAAGTCGATTGTTGAAAAAATAATTGTGTACAGAATCATTGACGTGTACACGATACAGTGGTATAATAGGGTAGAAGAAATGAGGTGATGCAATGCCAGAATTGACAGGAAACAACCTTGTCGAAAAGAGCAAGGCATTGGTTTGGGCGAAGTTTACGGACTACACAGCAGGCGAGCTTCGGCTGCTTGAGGTCTATCTGAGCCGTATCAATCCGAGAGACCCCGAAAGCTCTAACGTGTCGTTTACGCTGGCTGAATATTGCAAGCTGCTGGATTTGAAGCTCAATTCAAAGAACTTGAAGTCTCAGGTTAAGCACTTTTTGGGCAACGTGGTTTCAGTACCACTGAATGCAGATGGAACAGAATATGTGATGTATCCGCTGTTCACAAAGGCAGAGGTCAAGTTCAATCGAGAATCCTTGTCCTATGACGTTTCAATCAACTGTAATCCTGACTTGCGGCCTGTGTTTTTCGACATTGCAAGAAGCGGCTACGTCAAATACCGTCTGCGCTATACGATTGGGATGAAGCAGCAAGCATCTATTCTGATGTACAGCATGATTCGGGATTGGATGAATCGCTCTCTAACATCGAACAAGATTGGTTTGAAGCAGCTGCGTGACCACTTGGGGGCAAACGATGCAAGTTATGAAGATTTCCGGGCTTTACGCCGCAGAGTTCTTGAACCAGCAGTGGAAGAGATTAGCAATGTTTCAGACATCGTCGTTGACTTTGAAAAGATTTGTACAGGGCGAAAGGTAGTAGCAGTTGAGTTTCGATTCGGGTACAAATCCAAGCAGCCCGTCATAGATGCCGATTCTAGCGAGGTTGATTGTGAGACGACTAATTCCAAGCAGGAAATCAAAAAAGCCGCCAGAAAGCCCCGCACAAGCGGATACGAAGGGTACGACTGGTCTGTGTGCGATGCGCTGTCGGTTCAAGAGTGTATCGAAGTCGCAAAGGTAGTTGAGGTAAAGATGATGGAAGAGCATCCATCTATTAAGCTACCAAAGCGGAGAGATGCAGTCTACGACATTGTAAAGGCCGCGTGTGCAGATATTCTTTCAATCAACCGTGACCCTTGGCCTGACCATCCGAAGCGGTATCTGATTGGTAGCTTGAAGAAAGACGGCGCGATTGAAGAGTATCTTCCGGCATTTTATGAGATTGACGCACTGCAAAAGTAATCAGACATAGAAAATAAAAGAAAGAGTGATAAAATGGCAAAAATCATAGCTGTCGCCAACCAGAAGGGCGGCACAGGAAAGACCACCACAAGCACCTGTCTGGCTGGCGCGTTGCAGCTGCTTGGCAAGAAGGTGTTGCTGGTGGATTGCGATGCCCAGTGCAACGCAACGGACACCTACGGCGCGCAGACAGAGGATGTTTGTACCCTGTTCGATGTAATGACCCGGCAGGGAACGGTAGAAGAAGGAATCCAGCACTGCGAAGCCGGTGACATTCTGCCGTCAGACAACGCATTGAAAGACATTGACGAGCAGCTTGTCCGGGACATTGGTAAGAACTTTCGGCTGCGTGAAGCGCTGGAATCCGTGTCTGAACGGTACGATTACATTGTTTTGGACACTCCCCCGCAGCTCGGCCTTGCACTTGTAAACGCTCTGATCGCCGCCAACAGCATCATCGTGCCTATTACAGCAGACCGATATGCGCTTGCCGGATTGAGCCAACTTTCACAGACCATCGGTGACGTTCGCAGATACTTCAACCCGACCTTGAAGATTGAGGGTCTGCTTCTGAACCAGTACAAGAGCCGTGAGAACCTGTCCAAAGAGGTTGTGGAACAGCTCCCTGTGATTGCACAAAGCATGGGAACAAAGCTGCTTGACGTGAAGATTAGACCGTCTATGGGCGTTCGTAAGGCACAGGCAGAGCGTCACAGCCTGTTTAGCGGTGACACAGCAAAGAGTACCAGCGCAGAGGATTTCAAGGCTTTGGCAAAGATGATTGCGGAGGGGGATGCAAAATGAAAGGGAAGCTTCGTACTTGCTGCCCATTGTGCGGCGGAGAGATTGTCGTTTCTGAATTCATACAAATATCTCGTGAATATAAAGTGACCAAAAGCGGAAAGTTGTCAAAACGATACACGACAACAAAAGGAGCTGGTGGCGGAGACCCAATGACCGCAGCCTGCGCCAACCAATGTGGAGCATATTGGGAAGATGGCTCTTTTTATATTGGAGAGGATGGAGGATTTTACGATTTAATATATAATGAGGAGGACACAAAATGCGACTGATTGACGGTGAAATCGTTCAGAGCGAAATTTCTTGCTATTGGGCTGGAGCTAAAAGCAAGGAAGAAAAAGACGCATATATGGACGTTCTTGTGGCAGTTATGGACACAACAAAGTTTCAAAAATGGGCACCAACAAACTATGAATGAGATTTACCAAAAGAGAAGAAAGAAGTTTTGTTGGCTGACAAAGACGGGAACATTTATATTGGCTATTATTGGAAATGGTTATGGTGGAACAATCGAGGAATCGTAAAACAGTTTAAGCCGGGAGAAATTGAATACTGGATGCCAATTCGTGAGCTTCCGAAGAAAGTGGAGGAAATGTAAAATGAAGTCAACCAGTAAAAAATCAACGGGTCTGCTTGGCGGGTTTGACTTCCAGCCTGTTTTTTCGGAACAGACATTAAGCCGAAGTGAGCCAAAGAAAGAAGAAGTAAGCCAAGAAAAGCCGAACGAGGCCGAACAAGTACAAATTAAGCCAAATGAAGCCACAAACAGCCATGAGCAGCCTAATGAAGCACAGTTAAGCAATATTAAGCCGAAGCAAGCCAAAGACAGCGAAACACAGCCGAACAACGCCGTAGTAGGCGAAAGTAAGCCAAAGAAGCTGAAGCAGGCGAAAGAAGTTCAACGTCTTATCGAACAGGGCAATGTTCCCGGTGCACTAGCCGAAGCTGGCTTGACAAAGAAAAAAATCCCGATGCCGGAATCGCATCAGGGCGTTGCAAGCGGTGACGGCAAGCGTTCAAAGCGCATTACCATCCTTATGAGCGAGGAAGAACGCAAGTACATCAACCGTGAAGCAAGGCGGCACGGAATGACGATTGGACAGTTCGTATACGCTCTGGCGGTTGCAGCGGCAGAGGGGAAGATTGAACTGGAAGATTTCTTGGAGGATTGAAGCAAGAATAAAAAAACACGCATTTTATAACGAATTGACGTTAAAATGCGTGTAGTTTTCGTGCTATTGACATTCATGCTAGCAAGTGTTATACTATTATTGCTAGCCAACAAAGGAGGGATTGAGTTGGCTAAAAGTAGCGCAGAGTATTATCGAAAGCGTCGTGAAACCATCGGTCAGTTCAGTGTTCCAATTCCGAGAGAGAAGCTCGATGCTTTAACGGCAAAGTTAAAGGAACAAGGGAAAACAAAGACCAAATGGCTTAACGAGATGATAGATAAAGAACTTGAGCAATAAAAAATCCCCTAAACTGTTCGTAACTTGGCGGTCTCAGACAGTTTAAGGGATTACACTCCATACAACTATGGATGATAAATCCATTATATCATCTTCATGGTTGTATTACAAACAATATTTTGTGGTAAATCCAATGAACATTCCAGCAACAAAAGAAGAAATTCTTGAAAACTTCAAGAAAAACAGCAATGGCCGTCCGTTAACTAAGGACGACTACGAGATTGCGGAAGCGTTATCTCGAATCACTTACAAGGCGTATGAGGCTGGCATGGAAGACGCTAAACAGTTGAATATGGAGGATATGATGGATAACAAAAGCAAACTTCAAGTTTTCAGCAACAAAGAGTTCGGACAGATTCGTACTATCTTAATTAAAAACGAAATTTGGTTCGTTGCAAGAGATATTGCGCTCGCACTCGGTTATGTGAACCCAAAAGATGCGGTTTTGAAACACGTTGATGAAGAAGATCGCAAGATTCTTCAAAGGTCGCAATCAACGACCTTTGAAGTTCCGTCCAGAGGACTGACGATTATAAACGAATCTGGTGTGTACGCTCTTATCTTTGGAAGCAAGTTGGATTCCGCTGGCCGGTTTAAGCACTGGGTAACGCACGATGTTCTCCCTACACTTCGTAAAACTGGTTCTTATAGCATGAACCAGCAGGAGAACAAGCCTGATACTCAGAACGATGCAATCTTGCAAGTGCTGATGAAAAACACGGAAGTCCTGCAAGCAATCGTTCAGCAGAACCAGCAGATTATGATTGCTCTTACCAACCTGTCCGTCAGCGATGCAAAGCGCACGATGGAGATTCAGCCTTACACTTCCCATCAAGGACAGAAGGGTGACGGCAAGCGTAGCAAACGAATCACAATCCTTATGAGCGACAGCGAGCGGACGTTTGTCACGAGAGAAGCACGCAAGCACGGATTCACGGCAGGGGAGTACATCTACAACCTGTCCGTTGCGGCATCGAAAGACCAGATTGACTTAGGCTGATAAGATTGGAAGATTGACGCATGGCAAAACAAAGTAAGAAGTTCGATTATAATGATGCGTTTCCAAAAAGATTTCGTGGTTTGATTAAATGCAAGGATGTTACTTTTGATACTTTGGCAGAAGCGTTCGATACGACACGGCAGACTGTAAGCAACTGGCAAGCAGGGTCAACTGTGCCTGATGCAATCAGCATTTCTATGATTGCGAGTTATTTTGACGTGACGACCGATTATTTGCTTGGATTGTCTGATGTGAAATCGTATGATGCAAGTATAAGAGCAACGGAAAAGATGACAGGACTATCAGAAGAAGCCATTGGAATTATCGCATACGGATTAAATAAAACCCAAAAAGACAAACTATCAAAGATGATTGAGTTCTACAATACAATTAAATAAATTGAGATAAAGATAGAGGATAGAACAGGCAGCTATCGCCCATTGTTAGAAGATGTGGGAATTGTCACCCCACCTAGCTTTTTCAATAGTAAACCCCTGTGTAGTCATAATGACCGCACAGGGGTTCTGTTTTACTTATCAGCAATGCAATCCCAGTAGAGATACGCCTTGCCATCTGCGGCATCTGTGTCCTCAAGGAACGCCTTTGCCATGTCAGCGTAGAAGCCCGGAGTGTCAACGGACTGACGCTTTGCAACCTGGCAATAATCGGAGTACATCATATTCATGACAGCCCAGAAATCGTTCGGGTCACAGGCGATGCTGCGCTGTTTGGCAACGTCCTGTGTCTGTTCCAGCGTCCAGTGACAGCCCTTTGTGCCGTCAGCGTTCACCATGCTGTCGCACCATTCCTCCGCTTCATCGTGGGTGAGGTGCTTGCGTGGCATCTTGATCGAGCGGCTGTCCGCACCGCCATGCTCATACTGCTTAGACCGCTTGTCCCAGTCTCCGCTCTGCGAGAAGCCAATCTGCGGCATCTTGCGCTCATACTCTACGTCAGGGTAGCGAGGGATAGGGTAGGGGTCGATGTAGCGGTTTTCCTCCTGCAGATAGTAGGGATAGCGGTCGTTGCCACCTTCCAGCTTACGCAGACGACGTTCCATTTCACGCTCCCTGCGGTCACGCTCTTCCTCAAGACGGTCACGTTCCGGCTCACGGTTTTTGTCGTGGTCACGGAGCATCATCATGCGGCGAAAATTGTTCTTGCCCATAATCTACACCTCCTCAAGAAATAGACGCGGGCGCTCCGGCGTGGGAACGGCAGAAGCAGCCAAGATATTTGAACGTGCCTGTGCCGGTCGCAGACGTTGCAACGCAGGTAGCGTAACGGGTGCGGGTGTGGATGCTCTCGGCGGTCGCCTGAGCGCAGTTGCAGTCGGTCAGAGGGTATGCGGTCGTACCTGCTCCAATGGTAATGACCACAGGGGCGTTGATGGTGGTCGTGTCCGGCAAAGCCTGAGCAATGACCAGACAATACTTCTCTCCGTTCTGGTAAGAGCCAGCAGGAATGTTGATGGTCAGCGTGTCATTGGCGAACGTCACCGCATTCGAGATGACGAGGTGCGGGCACAGACGGCAGCTTGTTTTGCAAGCCATAATGTTTTCCTCCTAAAAAATCAGGGGCAGAGGTGTCTTACCCCTGCCCCGATGGTTCACCCGGTGTTATCGGGGAGTGTGTTGGTTAGCAGCAGCCGCAGCAGTTCACGCCCAAGTTGGGGTTTGCCACCTGATAAGCGGGAATCGGACGAGGATTGACCCGGTTCAGGATGGTATCAGTCTGCTGGGACATCACGGTGGTCAGAAGCGCATTCTGACGATCCTGAGAAGCCGCGAACTTGAGGTTCTGGTTCTCAGCGGTCAGAGTGGCAATCTTGTCCTGCGTGAAGTAGTCCATCATGCTGCGGAAGTTGGCGTTGCAGTTGTCCACAATGGCGCGGGCGTTGTCTGCGATAGCCTGACGGGTAGCACAATCTTCCGTTGCGATGGTGTACTTCAGGTCGCCGATCAGCTGCTTGTTCTCGCAGCAGCAAGATGCAAGCTGCGTGGCAAGAGCGGTCTGACCTGCCTGCCGTGCGTTGCCCTCCTGCATGATGGCAAGGCTGATAGCGTTGTCTCCGTTGGACACACTGCGTTCCAGACCGTTCACGAGCTGTGCGTTTTGGTAGCCAAGCTGACAGATGGCGCTGTTCACGCCTGCAAAGCCGTTTGCGATGTTGGTGTTGACGCCGTTCATCTGTGCCAGCTGGTCATAGCCCAGAGAGCAGATACCGCTCTGGATGCCCGCCAGAGAACGGGAGGTATCCTGCTGGTAGAAGCCCTCAGACAAAGCCGCGCGGGTGTCGTTACCGCCCTGCCCGGTTGCGCCTGTGCCGACCAGATAGGGGATGTAAGCGTTCATGCCGTTGTCACCGCCGTTCCGGCCATAGCCGTTTGTACCCCAGCCGAAGATGATGGCAAGGATAATAACAGCCCACAGGCCTTCGTTGCCGAAGAATCCGCCGTTGTTGTTGCCGCCGTCCTGCCCAGCCAGATAGCCAGTTGCAAAATCGTCCATAACAAAACTCCTTTCAGTTTTGCGTTATGCTATCCCACCGCCGTATGCGATGGGCGAAGCCAAACAAACGCGGTTTTTGTCAAGTCCGCAAAACTGAGAAGCGTTTCGCTTAGAAGGATGCTTATTTTAGGATTGTTAAGTCAACTTGGAGGGTTGTCTTTTTTGTCTTTTTGGTCAACCCAATTTTTGCTGGCAGCACCGAAAATCAAGCCAAGCATTAAAGGAACCCATATTTTGTCATTGCCACACAGATTGTTGATGTCAAAATCTTTTTCGGAATGGTTGTTTTCAAAATCATCCATTGTAAAGCCTCCTCACTTCGGAAGCGTCAAATTTAGGGCGCTTGCCAGTTGGTTCAGGTCGATGCCACGCTCTTTGGCGAGGTTCTGCGCCATCGTCCTGAGTTGCGCTTCGTTTTTGCCCTGAATCAGGTTCAGCCCCTGCATGATGGGTGCGCTCTGCCCACCCAGCTGCTGGATAAGCCCCATCGGGTTTTGCCCGGCGCGAGCCAGATTTGCAAGCTGCATGATAGGGCTGTGAGTAATCATATCAAACGGAGAGGACATTGCTTATTCTCCTTTCTTTGCGGTGGCAGTGGGCTTAGAAAAGCTCTTCTGCCACTTTTCCAACTCATCCAAACGGTGGACGAGGGCATTGTATTGCTCAACAGGCACATACTGCTGTGTTGGTGCAGCGGTCTGCTGTGCCTGTTGCGCTTGCATTTGCCGCCATGCTTCCGGGCTGTAAAACTCTAACACGTCAGATTCACAAGTGTTTGGGTTCAGACGTTTGCAGTAGATGACCCCACTACGCAAATCCGGGCAATACGTCCATCTTCCGTACAGGTCAGACGGTATCGCCAAAAACTCTTCTCTGCTGGAAACAGGTCTGCCAAGCAACCAACCGCCATCTTGTGCCGACTGCTGAACAGGCTGCTGCCCATTCATCGGCTGCGGACGCTGCGGCTGTGCCTGCTGCATCTGCGTGTTGGGCAGGGGAGTGGCAAGGCCTACCGTTCCCATGCCACCGTAAGGATTGACAGGCTGCTGCGGAACGTAAGGCGTTCCGGGTGTCGGATAATAGCTCATAAAACATCCCTCCTTGTGCTCTCAGTGTACCGCATCAGAAAAAAGTGAAGGACAACGAACGCACAACGAAGGACAAAAAATCTTGCTTAAACCTTGCTTAAAGCTTGATTAGAGCTTGATTACTATGAGCAAAAAAGAAAAGCGCCCACACGGAAAAATCCGCATGAGCGCTTAACTGTTAAGGGCACACACATTGGAGTGCAATGCTAAGATATCACATCATCCAATATATGGCAATGCTTTCGACAAAACTAGTGCGAATAAAACAAAATCCACCAGCAAATCGTAAAAAAAGAAAAGCGGCAGACCCGAAAGCCTGCCGCTTCAACGCGCTTCACAAGAAAACGCACCCAATTAAAAGTATAGTATCACACATCCAGCATTTTATCAATAATTTTCAGCCTATTGCCGATTGATGTCCGACAATACGGCACACGCGCTGCAATATCAACTTGACATAGCTGGTCAACGTACCGCAACCGGGCGATTTTCCGGTCATACCTCCCAAGCGGCGAACGTTTTATCACAGCTTTTATCTGTTCTGCATTAAGCCCTTGCAACGCTGGCGGAAAGACTACACGAGCCGCCGCCACAGGCAGCACCGAGCCAGAAGGGCTGCGGCAGCTGTCCGGCGTTGCGCACCATAGCGGTGAATTTATGCTGAAAACGGGAAATTCGCACTGAAAGTGTGCAAATTACGCTTACTTTACGATGGATTTGCTTGTTTTTGGCGTAAATCTGGTATGTAGTGCTGCTCATGGTCTTACTCCTTACTCAGGGCCGCCTTTGCCCGGTCAAAGAAAAACTGGATGATGGTGCCGATGGTCTCATCGGTGATGGCCCAGCTGATAAGCTTGCCCCACTTGCTGGCGCTGAGGGCCGTGCGGAGCATCTGCGCCACCCACGCCTTGCGCTCTGCGCCGCGCTTTGTGCCCTGGATTTCGTGCTCTGCCTGCTCGATCAGGTCAAGCACAGTGCCCTTGACAGCCGCGCCATAGCCCAGCCGGATGCAGCCCAGGGCGTAAAAGGCAAAGCCGCCCAGCATGAGCACGAGGGCCACAGGGGCAGGAAGTGCGGTCAGGATATTACGGATTGCTTCCATGTGTTACTCTCCTCTCTCTTTTTCGAGATCTTCGATGCGGTGGTTTGCCACCTTGATCTGCTCTTCCAGCACTGGTACGCGCTGGGCGAAATTGTTGTGCATTCGCACCTCGCGGGTCAGCTCTTCCAGCTTGGTTTCGGTGACGGCCTGTTGCTTGTCCAACTTAGCGTCCATACTCTGGGCGGTTCGGTTGTTGGAGACGATCGAGCCGATCAGGCTCAGACCGCCGGTGATGATCGCCACGATAATTGCTTCGCTCATGCACCCTCCCGAAGACGGGTCAGGCCCTTCTTGCGGATGATACGGGGGTAGTTGATCTCTGTCACGTTGAGGTCAACGTTGCCGGAGATGCCCGGCACGCGGCCTTTGCTGGTGTGCTGATGGGCATTGTACTTGAAATCCACCTTTGGGGTCTTGCCGGTGTAGTCTGCCAGCCAGATGTCCCAACGGTTTGCCAGGCGGCCCATGTCCAGTTCCATGTTGGAGTAGTGGGTGTAGGTGTACAGCTGGGCATAAAAACCCATCTTCTCCACCTGTTCCAGCGCGTAGGCGGTGAGGTTGGTGAGGTCGAGGGTGCTCATGGGCTTGAGCTTGTTTTCCTCCACGTCCACCGCGATGGGCATGGTCAGCTCCTTGCCGTAGACCGCCTGCCGCACAAGGGCAAGCTCTGCATCGGCCATCGCTTCGCTGGTGGCGTAAGTGTAGTAGTAGACACCCACGTCCAGCCCGGCAGCCTTTGCGTTGCGGTAGTTGGTCTCAAAGGTCGGGTCGATGTACAGGCCGTCTGCCCGCTTGGAGAGCTTGCGGTTGGTGGAGACCGTCTTGAGCATGGCCCCCTTGTAGCCCGCCGCTGCCACCTGCGCCCAGTCGATTTCGCCCTGATACCGGCTCACGTCAATGTACCGGTAGGGCGGCTCACCTGCCCACCCGGTCACGGTGTCCACTGTGGACACGTCCGGTGCAGGGGCAGGCTCTTCCTTGTCGGCGCTGTTTCCGGCAGCGTGGGAGAGGGCAGAAAAGATATCCCGCAGGAAGTCAAGCATTACTTTCCACCTCATAAAATCCCTCCTCAGTCAGCTTTGCCAGCACGGCATCACGCCAGCGGGCAGGCACGTTGTCGATGGTAAAAGCGCCGTCAAAGCGGTGCAGTTTAATTTGGGTCACATAGAACAAAACCATAGTGTCCTCCTTACTGTGCGGCCAGCAGGTCGAGCATAGCCGCTTCCAGAGCAGCAAGGCGCTCTTCTGCGGTGGGCAGCTGTGCCTTTTCCTCTGCTTCCTTGCGGGCCTTTTCCTGTGCGGCCAGCTCTTCGGCGGTGTACAGGATGTACCGCATCACCGGCACTTTCTCATCCCAGGCGGGCTGAGGGTCAACGCCGGGCACGTCCACCACCTTGCGGACATCACGGCCTTTTTCGCGACCATCTGCGTCATAGTAGATCGCAGGGGTTCCGTCCGGCAAGGTTTCGGTCTCGTAGTGGCTGACCTCTTCCACGCCCGCCACAGAATCGTGGTGGATGGTCTGGGTCTCCTGCTTGAGGTAGCCTTTCGTCAGGTCGGGGTTGGCGATTTCTACGCCGTTACTGTCGATGATTTTCATAAGGTCTCCTTTCAGGCGACACGCCGCCAGATGTACATGCAGTATGCCGGGGGTTGGACAGTATTGGATGCGCCGTAGATAGAGTTGGAGCGGGAGGCATCAAAATACAACATCTTACCTCTTTCCCATGCGGATGAAGAGTTTTTCGTCGCATCGCTTATTTCGCTATAATACAAAGCTCCAAATTCTCCCCGCATTTCATTATAAAACCCACTCATTCTGCCCGTGATATTTGGCAGTCCAGCCTCTACCGTTGTACCAGCCGGATGCGTATCGCTTGCGCCCCAGATAGTGCAATCCTCAATACGCTCCCATGTGCCGCCGTAAATCTCGGCCGGGCTGGTTGCGTTTTCGCTGATGTACAGACTGCCCACGGGGTGGTCTCGCTCGACTACCGCCGCAAGGACTTGCTGATAGATAGCATAGGCATCAGGGCCAATGCCATTTTTGAGTTCTCCTAGTGCCATTGTTTCTCCTTTCAGTCGGTACGAAGCCAAGTGTAAGTAAAGTATGCCGGGGGTTGGACGGTGGTGGAAGCGCCGTAAATGGAGTTGGAAGCAGATGCGTTAAAAAACACTACATCGCTTTTGTATGCATTACCGGTTTCTGTCATTGAATTATTTAAATTGTTAGAAGTTTGAATTGAATGTGCAAATAGCTTACCATCCCCGCCTGTAATCGAACCGCCCACAAACTTGTTTCCAGACATGTGGGGTCTTGCCTCAAAAGAGCCCTTGATATTCGGCAGTCCAGCCTCTACCGTTGTACCAGCCAGGTGCGTATCACTTGCGCCCATTAACACCCTATCTTGCGCAATCTTTTCCCACGTGCCGCCGCCAAATGTCACAGCTGGGTTTTCTGGGCTGATGGTCTGATAAATACTACCCACAGGATGTGCCGCAAGCAGGAAGTTGGAGTAAATTGAGCCGTCACCATAGAACTGACCGCCATACTTGATGGGATACCACCGGGCGGAAATTTCCGCAGTCGGAATGTTGTGCGCACGGATACGGATAGCTCCGGTTCGAGTTTCGGGGTTTACAAGCATAGCTTTACCGGCTACGTCTGCGCTTGCAGGGTCGATGCTGACAGATACCACAGTCGTGGACGTAACATCTGCTGTAATGTCAATGTAATGCGGGTACTCTGCAACTTCTGTGTCTGTCTGCCACCCCGTAATCGGAATAGAAAGGTCATGTGGAACGACGGAGTCTGCTTTGCCCGCCAGAGCATCACCGGTAGCCTTTGCGTCGGCAGGGGCGTTTTCAATGCTCAGGGTCTTATCAGTATTTGCTTTGGCCCCGGCCTCTTCCGAGTATTTCTTTGCATTGGCTTCACTGGTTGCAGCGGCAGATGCACTGGATGCAGAAGCATCAGCGGATGCGGCAGATTCACCAGCTTTTGTGGTTGCAATTCCGGCCTGTTCAGTGGCAGTAGCGGCAGAAGTAGAAGCCCCGTCTGCTTCTCGTTTTGCATTGGCTGCGCTTGTCTCTGCACTCTTTCGAGCAGCTTCGACTGCTTTAATCCAGTCCTCTTCTGTGCCCACATAGCCATACTTTACAGCAATGGCATAAGCGCTATAAGGGCCGATTTCGATTGTTTTGCTCATTCAAACGTCACCTCCAAAATCCCAGAGCCGTTGTCTTGCATATTTATTTCGGTCAAGCTGTCACTTTTAACCATATAAAGAACGCCGTTCTTCTGTTCAAAGTTCATCCAACCGCCTTTATTAGCGCTTTGTTCTGCAAGGCGAGCGCTTTCAGCGGAGTTTTCGGCTTGCTTCTGTGACTCTTGTGCGGACGTTTTGGCGTTTACTTCGGACAGTTTCGCATTCAGCTCTGCTTTTTCAGCGGCAATCCTCGCAATGTCTGCGCCTGCAACATCTGAAAGGGCGTTCAGCGTTTCAGCATTCATAGGAGTGCCTTCAACGATAGGCTCATCGTTGCGAACCAGTGTGACAACTTCCGATGTGCCGTCAGACTTTTTCATTGTCCATCGGTTTGGGTACTTGGCTTCTCGGTCAACAAAGTGCATAGTAAGGTTCACCTCCACAGACCGGCTCTGAGCAATAGATTAGATGGTTATTGGCTATCGTTTCGATATCAAGCAGGATTTCTTCGACTTGATTGATAATCGTATAGTGCAGGTAATTGAGGGAAGCGGGGGTTTGGGGGGTATCATTCTTGCCGCTGCACAAAGAACGGATAGTTCTGATATTGGAAAGCCACCGAGAAGCATCCGAGGCAGTCAGGTATCCATTTACATCCCAATCAGTTTTTACCGAAACAGGTGCGTTCAAGATGGACGCGATCTCTTGGATTCCGCTTTCGATGCGGTTATAGTCCATGTAGCTCAGAGCGCCCTTCATGCCAGCGGCCCATTCTGCCTGCTCTTTCTCTGTCCACGTTCCTGCTTTTGCTTTCAATGCAAGCGCTTTGACTTGAGCAACATCATCATTGGTTCTGTCTGTGATCCACCGGGTCAACGAACATCAGCTCCTTCCAAGAGATACCCTTCGACCGTCCCGTGAAAACAACCGGAATACTGATAAGAAAAGCTCGTAGTCAACAGTACAGAGGAATAGCCAAACTGGTGATGAACAAGAACATAGTCCAAAGCGTCAAAATGTGGGCTTGCACGATATTCCAATGTGACCTTGCGGCGGTTAGAAAGCACCTTGTATGCTTCTGTCAAAATATTCCTGCTCTGGCTGAGGACGCTTTGAGACAACATTTCATTGCTAACAGTTTGCGTTGCTCCGCTCCCTGTTGGGTTTTCCGGGTAAGAATACGTTTTGCTTGTAGTGCTTGAACCATCGGAAGATTTTACGTCAATCGAGCAAGTCACATTTTTCAGCGGAGAAGAGAATGCAATCTCAGGCCAGTTAAAGTTGTTGACAATGTCGATTTCACCGGCAAGGTTTGCTTTTGCAGTGGAGATATCAGGAATTCGTCCAATTACAATCACGCCTTCTCTGGTTTGATATGTTGCCATACCAGCTGCGTTAGCAACCATCTGCAAAATGTCCGAATCCTTATAATTGCTTTTATCCTGGCTTGTGATATCTGTGCTGTAGCTTTTTAGCTCTTCGGAAATCTGAAACGTTGCCACGTTGTCATTCAGAAGTTCCAACGCATCGTAGGCCATCTCATAAAGAGTGCCATACATTCTTCCTGTGTAGTTGGAAACCATCAAATAGCCAAAAGCATCACGGGCCGTAAAGCTAGCTTCAATGCTATTAGAAGGAACACTCCACTCAGACAAGAAGAACTTGCCACCAGTAATCCATTCAACCGTTCCGTCTAAGTCCATGCCGTACTCCACAGAGATAGGCTGGCGCTCATACAGGTATTTGTAAAGACCTTCCGGGTTGATCGGGTTCCACTTCTGCGTGCTGTTATCCACCGTAAAAGTGATGCTATCATTTGGAAGCTGACCGCTGATCGGGTCTCTTGTGGAATCGTGCTTGTACGAGAAGATATCCTTCTTTTCAAACACAATAAACTGGCCCAGTTTTACCTGCTCAACCCTTGCACGGCGATTTTCCAAGCACCACGACAAGATTTGAATGGAAATGGAATCATAGTTTGCAATCTCAAAGTCAATGCAAGTGGTGATAGAGGAATTATCCGACACTGTTTTGGTGGATACGACTGTGCTTCCGGAATAAGCGGTCAGCTTGAAACTTGTCGGCCATTCATTGAACGTTGACGACCATGTGATGGTAATGCCGGGAATGGTCACGGTATGAACTTTGCTGAACGAGAGCGTAATAGTCGGGTGGTTTGAAGTTGAAACACAATTTTCACTAACATAACCAGCCTCCTGAGATTTTACGTTTCTGTCAGGCAAAGTATAATTACCGTCCAAAACAGTGAAATTTAATTCACCGGTAGAATATTTCGTATAAGTGTGCGATTCACTGTCAACGATAGAAGATACATTGCTGAAGAACGTTTCGCCGTTTGTGCTAGGAATTGCGTCTTCTTGCAAACCCGGTTCTGTAACGCCATAGGTGATGCGTACAAACATCTCCGGCACAAGCGTTTCGGAAAACTTGTCAAGCCACTTCTGAGAAGGTTGTACCATAGGCTATACCTCCACAAGCGCAATCGAGCAATCCGTCCAGCCCATCACATTACCGGTTTTAGGCCCGCGCCGCCACATACCAGATGTTCGGTCTGAAACGTACATCTGCCGCGTGTCGTATCCGGCCTTTGCCTGGTTATAAAAGCGAACGGTGCAGTAAAATCGTGTCGTGAACAGGCTGAGAATAGCGGCCCACTGTTGTGCGGTAAGGTAGTTCCACTTCAGGGACACCTTTGCTACATCATGCCGCACAACAGAGCCAACTACTTTACCTTGAACGTTTCGTCCAGAATCCACGATGGTGCTAGTGGTCGCTTCGTAAGAAGAAGGTTCCGGCAAGTCTACGCCGTTTACCGTTACCAGTGCTGGAATTGCCATAAACCGCCACCTCCTTAGTAGCTATAAACTTCGCTGCCCATCAAAGACTGCCCACGGGCGTTCTGCCGCTTCTCAACGGATGCTGTAATCTGCTTTCCGTCAAGGTAAATTTTGAGTTCCTTGCCACCAGTCAGTTCGTCACCATACCGCTGGAAGATGTCGAGGAATGCGTTGTAAGTGCCATTGTAAACAGATTCACGCATTTCCTCTTCGTTGATGTTGACGTTTACGCTGGTGGTGCCGCCATAAGAACCGGAGGATGTTCCGTTGTTCTTATCCCATTCTTTCGTTCCTGGATAAGAACCATTTTTGTACTTTTCTTGCAGTTCCTTGTACTGCTGTTCGTAGTTAGTTGGGTCTTTGGAATCATCAAAGCTGCTATTGGCTGCTTCTTGACGTTTACGCTGGCTTTCCGCACGACTACTCGCAACATTGTCAGCCCAATCATAAAGAGGATTGCTGATATGCCCCCATTTATCAAAGGGATTAAAGAAATTGCGTGCGTCAATTAAAGCATTTATTCCAGCAACAATGCCTTGAATTGCCGTTCCGAGAACGCGGAGAATCCCCTCAAAAACAATCGAGAAGAAATCGCCGATTCCATACCAAAGATTAGATAGGAACGAAGCGATGCTCTTGTTCTTATTGGCAAAATTGACAAGAGCGCCAACCAACATGCCGATCAGGGAAATAACCAGCATAACAGGGTTTGCGTCCATTGCAATGTTCAAACTCGTCTGAGCGGACGTTGCAGCCATAGCAGAAGGAACGAACTGGCTGATAAAGCTAGAAGCCATACCGGCAATGTTGTTCCAAACACTGCTCAGCCCCTGTGTCAGCCACTGCAAGCTATTATCGGCAATGGACTTGATTTGCTTTCGCTGCTCATCGTCCATTGCATGATAGAAATAGGAAGCGGCCCATGTGCCGAGCTTTTGAAGGTCTCCGTTAGAAATCGCATTCCACAGAGTGCCAATGCTACCAAAGAAATCTGCCTGCAAGCTCTGATCGATGCGCTGCCACTCCGTGTCAAGGCTACCTAAGAAGTTGTTTACATATCCGGTAGCCTGAGTAGAACCAGCGGCAATCAGCTCGTTGCCTTTCTCCTGCACAGCATTTACACCGCCCTGCATAGCAGTGGCGACGTAGGGAACAGCAGCAGTAATACCGTTTGCAAGGCCTTGGTCGATGTAACCGCCAATCTCCGCAAACACAGTAGAAGGGGAATGGATGCCAAGAACGTTCTTAACCTTGTCGATAACTGCGTTTCCAACATTTGCGACAGCATTTTTAGCTGTTTCAATCATATTGTTCACGCCATTAATAAGGCCCTGAATCAGGTTCTTGCCAATATCAAAAAGACTAAAATTGTCAAATGCGCTCTTGATTGCAGAAAGAATTTTCTTCGCAGTTTCAGTTACGCTAGAGATAGCATCGGTAATGCCTTTCTTCAATCCGGCGATAATGTATCCGCCTTGTTCGGCCATTACGGTAGATGGGGAATTAATTCCAAAGGCAGACTTAAAACCATTGATAAAAGGATTGAACACATTCTCAACAATCCAAGAAGCAACATTCGTGATGGCGTCTTGAATACCGTAATAAATACCGTAGACGATATTCAGGCCAACATTATCGAACGGTCCCTCTGCCACTTTCTTTTCAAAATAATCGGCAATTCGAGAAACCAGACCGCCCATGAAGTCGAGCGCTTCAATGAACGCTTCGCCAAAGAAACGACCGATGGCTTGAGCTAGCCCGGCCCAATCTACAGAAGTAACGGCTCTAATAGCAAAGTCAACGAGGTCTTGACCGAGCTGGTAAGAGTCTGTGCCAGCCAAGAAATCAGAAACAGCGTTAATGCTATCAGTGATAAAGTTAAAAAGAACTCTTGCAAGTTTTTCAATATCAGCATTTTGAAGAGCATCGGAAATCTTATCAGTCAATTGCTTTCCAATGCTAGTCCAATCTACTGCTGCTATCCAATCTGAAAGTTCGTGAAAGAATCCAGAAAAACCATCAATAAAGGCATTTAATACAGATGTCCAGTCAAGCTGAGACAGAAAGCCGCCAAGAAGCTCAAACTCGATAATGAATCGGTCTGCAAGTAATCGGCCAAATAAATCCCAGTCTACAGAATCCACGAGCCCGTTAATGCCATCTGCAAAAACCGCTCCAAGCGAAACCCAATCAACAGAATGGATGGCATCATAAATCATGCCCATAAGTTTATTTAGCTGTTCACCGATTTGGGTTCCGATTTGGAAAGAATCGAGAGATTTTAATTTTGCCTTAATCTCATCAACAGCGCTCCCAGCATAATCTTTGAACATATCATACTGGGAAAGGTCAACATCACCGAGCAGATTACCAGTAGCGCCGCCACCAGAACCGGAAGAACCAGAGTTTTGTGAAGGGTCGATAATGTTTAATTCATCAAAACCCATCGTATAGTCTTTGGCTGCTTTTGCTGCCGATTTTGTAGCATCGGCGGTGTCATCCATAGCGTTGGCCACGCCACCAATATCTTTCTGTGTCTTGCTAAAATCGGTAAATTCAATTTTCTGTCCGAACGCAGATGCAAGAGAGCCCACAAATTCTTTGATAAGGTCAACTGCCGCAATCAGAACGGGGAGAATCGCCTTAAATGCGGGATAAAGAAGCTGACCAACAGCCTTTGCGAGCTGTGAAATTTCAGACTTCAAAATGCGTACCATATTGGCGGGGCTACTAATGGTCTGTGCAAGGTTGCCCTGCACATTGGCAGTCTGCTTCATAATGGCAATATAACGAAGAACCGCCTTATCTGCCTGAGACAAACTAGAAACCTGTTTGTTAAATCCCAAAGCAAGAAGTTCCTGCTGTAACCGTGCCTGAGACAGATCAACGCCCAAACGGCGAATAGGCTCAAGTTCTCCAGAGATAGCAGAAGCAATTGCGGTAAAGGTGGTAGCAGTATCTTTATTCCAATAGGACGATTCGTCATAGGCAAGTTGAGTCAGGTTCTTGGATAAGATATACGCTTTATCGCTTGCTAGACCGAACGAAGTTGCAAGGCTTTGGAGCGTAGCAATATTTGTCATTGCTTCTGTCGGGTCGATGCCAAGCAGAGACTCCATCTTATTGATAAGCTCTGTTGCTTGACCGCTTAACTCGCCCATTGCGTTATTGAACAAGTCTGTTGCTTCATAAAAGTCATTGAACTTAGTAACGGCATTAGCAAGATAAGTGGCAATAGCTTTCAGAGAAACTAGCTGTGCTGCACGTTTCTTGATGGTTTCTAACTGGTTTTCCAAACTTGAAAGACTAGCACTTGCTTTCTGGTTTGCCGAAGAAAAGTGGGTTGTAGAATTGACAGCACTTTTAATTTTAGATGGAAGCGAAGAAAAAGAGCGTCCTACCTTGTCCAGCTTGGAAGCGAGTGGAGAAATAGCGGATGCCACTTTCTTACAAACTTCCGCAAAATCATCAAGCGTTTTAGAGTCCAGTTTCTTTGTAATGCTTGGGATTTTAGCAATGGAATTGATTGCACTGCTTACGCTACGCAAACTCTTAATGGAAGAATCGCTAATAGAAGAAATAGGGGAAAAGCCGTTCTTCAAGCTGTTCATCTTGCTGCCAAGCCCGGAAAAATCCATGTTTCCAAGATTGACGGACAAAATTTTGTTCAAAGCATTAGCAACAGAGCGGATTCCTTTTGCACTTTGAGTAAGGTCTACATTAGCAAAACCGTTCATAAAAGACGTGATTTTGCTAAGACCGTCCAGCCCAGTAGATGCGGATTTAAGAGCGGAAATAGAAGCAGATAACTTATCAAGACTACTGCAAACCTTTGCCACGTTGCCTTTCGTCCGCAAATTAGAAATGGCGGTAGCGAGCTTGTCGATATTAAGCTCCGCACCGCTGGATTCCGCAGAGATTTCTACGGATAAGCTTGTAATATCAACATCAGCCATCACTACCACCATCCTTTTGCTCCATCATGGAGAACATCATACGTTTGATTCGCTCCTGTGCTTCCGCAGCACGTTGGTATTCATACTCTTCCTTCTCCTTTTGAGTAAGGGGAATCGGTCTATCCATGTACTTGATAGGTCTAGACCCTTTCTTTCGGAACATATTGCCAACCGTAGAGGAAAGCGCAGATGCCATGTAAAAGCCATTTCTCCAAGCTTCTGCATTGGCTCTGCGTTCTCGCAGCTCCTCTGCGTCACGATATACCTTAGCCAGCCAGACATCGCCGTGCCAGAACTGCTCGTAGGTCATGCCGATGGAGATGTAATAGGCTTCTACATCGTGGAACAGCTTGGAGAAGGAGAACGATTCTCCCTCTCCGTCTGATTCCTGAGATTGTGCGGTTACACAATCTCCCACGTTGCGTTTTTTGCGGTCTTGTCCTCAGTATCAGTCGCCAGCAGAGACTTGGAAGCATCCATGAACATTTCAAGCAGCGCAGCCATCAGCTCTTCCTTCTCGTCGATGTGGGCAAACATTTCGTCCACGACTTTACGCTTGATGCCACGATTCCGGGCGATAAACGCGCCGTAGAACAGGGCGCGGGAGTTGGACAGCAGGTTGGTCATCTGGGTGTACTGACCAATCTGAAAGCCTGCGCGTTCGGTGGCTTCCACGCTGTCACGGGTGAAAGTCAGCTCGTAAGTGTTCTTGCCATCGGGGGAATGAAAATTGATAACTTTTGCAGCCATAATAAATGCTCTCCTTTATAAATAGGGGCAGAACCAAATCCGATGTTCAGTTCTGCCCGGTTTGATTGATTTGTTTTTTTTTTTGGTTTAACCGCCAGTGATAGTCAGAGTTTCGCTGAACTCAGGCTTCTTGGTAAAGATACAGTTGATGGTCATTTCCACGACCTCGTCAACACCAAAGCCAGACAGGCCAACCTGATGCATACCCTGCCAAGAAAAGCCGGATCCGTCCTGCATTTTCAGTGCGTAGTACTTGACGGCATTGCTTTCGGAAGTCTCGTCATAGCCAGCTTCCTTGACTTTCTTGTAGTCATCCTTGTTGTAGTTGGCGGTAAAGGACTTTGTGTCGCTCTGGATAATACCGAAGATGTTGACCTGCATGGGGTCAGATAGAGTGGTTGCATCCAGAAGGTTCGGCTCAGAGATCAGGTCGGGAACATCCTTGATGTCGCACAGCTTCGTCAGAGCGGTTGCGCTGTCGCCACAATACAGGGTGGTATTCAGACCGGAGATAGCAGTACTCATAGAATGTTTACCTCCTTAGTTTCGGTAAATCATTCCGTCCTCTCCGATTGTTGCCCCGTAACTGCAATCAATCCGATAGACGGAATTGTTGTACAGCCCATTCAACGGGGCAAACGATTTTCGATAAAAATTGAGCGGTTCCAATACAGAATCTACGATGCCCACAATGGAGCGTGCTTCTGAAATGCGTCCGCTGGTTTTGTTGGAATAGACACGCACACGCAGGGAAACAGCAGCGTACTTGCTTCGGCTGGCAGAATCCCGGTGAACCGGGAGGTTGCTGTTTTCCTCTATCTGTACACACGGAAACTTTTTGACGTTGCTGTCGTTGATTTCACCAGTAACAAAAATGCCGGGAACCTGTTTCCGAAGTTCGGTCGCAACAGCCGTAAAGATAGAGTTGAAATAATCAATCAACTATTCCAAACCTCCCTCCACGTTGCTTCGACTTGAGAAGCCATTTCTTCAACAGCCCCCCACATAGCCATAGCTGGTTCGTTACCGCTGGTGTAGTTCAACTGACCTTTGCCATCGACCTGCTTAACAGGCGTTCCAGCGTTGCCAGATTCGCCGTAGTAGTACCAACGCTTGTGCTGTCCGTTCCCCTTGCCGTATGTTCCGTGTTCGCCAACACCATCAGGGAGTTCGCCGCCATAAGCGGAATGAGAAACGCCGGTGCCAAATTCGATGTGAGCAACCGCCTTGCCTTCTGCAACGATGGTACAAGCGTTTCCGTTCTGCTCAACACGGCAAAAAACATCGTTACTGCCAGCATATTGAGCATTAGCAAAGCGAACTTTTGCCACGTCAAGCCCTTTGTCAGCCAGTGCCTTTGCAAACTCCTGCGCTTTTTGATTCAGGGTGGTCTTGTGCTCCCGTATCTGACGTTCCGCATCACGAAGCCCAGCATCACTTAGTTTCACCTTTATCTTCACGTTTTTTTATCTCTCCTGCGTAAAGCTCGCCGCTATAAGAAACAGCATTAGATAAAGCACCACTTCCGGAAACGACTTCTTTCAGCGCATACAGTGTGTCCGTGATATGCTCTGCGACCTTGACCACAATGTAATTGAAAGGTTTTGAAACGTCCGTCTGAAACCAGACGTGCGTGCCTTCATGAAGCGGTGTGTTGCGCTTTTTGCTGGACGAACTGACAACGTAGCTGTAATCCGTGAACGCTCCAAAAGGGTTTGCTTCCGCAGAACCAGTAGGTGGGCTGACATTCAGCATCAGCTTTGCGGGTTCGCTCCACGATTCGTATGCGGATTCACCAGTCTCGTTTCCCCACTCGTCAACAACAGGCGTTTTCTCGCCGACCGGGTTTGAATACCACAGCGGGCGTTTATCCAGCGGGCTTCCATTGAACATCAGCCGATAACACCTACTCTCGGAACCACTTCATTTAGCAGGGACTGCGCCACGTCGGAGCTTTCCCACACACGAGTAATGCCATTGTTGGTATAGCTCGTCTGTCCGTTTGCGCCGATGTGGTTGTACAGTTCCGCTGCAATGCGTATCTGCAACGACTGATACTGCAAGGGCAGCTCGTCCGGTCTGTTTCCGAAAGGGTAGCCCTGCGCAAATATCTTGTCTTTGGCGAAATCAAGCAGCAGGTCGAAGAGTGGGTAGTCCTCGTCCGTGATTTCACGGTTAAGTGCAGGAGCAATATACTGCCCCAGCTTGACTGCCGCTTCGGAATACTGGTCTCCCATGCTGCTTTCCTCCTTTCGCCTTAGTAAGCCTTGATGCAGTACACAGCGTCCATGCGCTCAAAGGACGGCAGGACGATTTCAGAAGCATAGACATTGGCGTTGACCGGGTGAATGGTCAGCTCAGTGGTAATTGCAACGCCAGTGTTCACGATGGACACGGATGCACCGGACTGACCAGACAGCAGGTCGGCTTCCTCAGGAGTAGTGCCGTACCAAGTGCTGCCCAGAGCGCCGGACGGAGCAACCACCACCATGCCGTCGGGCAGATACTTTTCACTTGCGCTGTACTGGTCTGCCTTGAACATTTTGTCATACAGATGGATGGTCAGCCCAGTTGCGGATTCGATAACCTGCCGTGCTTCGGCATCCAGCAGAACGGCGTTTGCCTTTGCGGTGACGGTCATGAACCGATTCTTCACCTCGTCCGCAGCAATCATGTTGCGGAAGGTGGCGGTGTTCATGTACACCTCAGTCACGACCTCTCCAACGCTTGCCAGAACAGCGTCCTTTGCGGCGTTCAGGTCGGCAATGGGGGTGGCGGTGGTGACGTTCCACTTAGACTTCGTAGCAGAGACTTCCTTGAAATTGGTGTTCTTCCAAGTGCCGTCCGGGTCGTAGTTGTAGGTGTAGTTCACGCCGTTTGCCTTGATGGTGATGCCAGGAACGCCATTGACGGGAGCCAGCAGCTGCCAGATCATGCGCTCAGGAACGATACGAGCACCAGTGATAAGCTGTGCAGTGTCATCGTACAGGCGGTTCATCACATCACGGGCATAGGGGTCGTTGCTGTCCAGAACGCGAAGGATTTCCTGACGGTCTTTCTCGCCAAGATGGTAGCCCTCACGGAAGAACGGCATCTCGGTCTCATCGAACTTGAAGCCCTCGCGAGTGCGGAACGTAGCCTTTGCGTCAAATGCGCTGGGCATCAGAGAAACGCCAACGCCCTTGTGACCACGCAGCCACTTCAGGTCGAGACCAGCCTTCTTCTTAGCGGGGAACAGTGCGTCAGATGCAAAGGGCATCGCGTTGGTGGGGTCGTTCGTCCAATAGGCGGCAATCGCAGCCGGGGCAAAGACTTCCTTAAGATTCAGTGCCATGTTGTTTTACCTCCTATTAAGCGTTCACGCTGATGTTGTCACGGCAGAAGATGCCAGGGACGGCGGTCTTGAGTGCCTTGATTGCGTCAGCGTCAAAGGTGAAGCCGGAACTTGCAGCTGCTTTCTTGGTGTCGATGACGCCACGAATCAGCAGGGAAGCATTGGGGTTCTCCTTCGGGTCAACGTCATACAGCAAAATACCATCGGCGTTGATGGTCTTTGCGCCAGTGTCACCGGAAGCGGTAGCTTTCGCGCCAGCCAGCGTCATGGGATAACCGGCCTTAACCGCAGCATTTTCGGTCACGGTAAAGGGAATGGCAGTGTAGTCATTGGAAGCAAGGATGGTATCGTTGATTCCGTTGACCGTGTTTCGGGTAAACTTCATGTTTTCCTCCTTGTTAATGGAAAGCACTCATTGCGTCACTCGATGCCTTAGAAGCATTTGCGTTCTGCTGTGCAAGGCTCTTGGCGAACGCCACGCCCTCGCTGTCAGAGCCGCCCTTGCCATCCGCACCCGGAGGTGTGGGCATATCCTTCAGAAGAGAAGCCTTGTATGCAGTGTCGTGCGCGGTCATAAACTCCGACTGGAACTTAAACACCTTGTCCATGTCACCGTCAGCCAGTGCAGATGCAGCTTTGTTGGCAAGCTCAGCGTCATAGCCCTGTGCAACGAACTTCTCACGGTAAGATGCAAGGGTCTTTTCCTTGACGAGGTTCTCCTTATCAGCAGTCAGGGCTTCAATCTGCTTCTGCATCTCTGCCAGCTTGTCAGCCTGTTCCTGTGCGGCATTCTCGTCATCGGTGCGCTTTGCCTTAAGCTGCTTCTTGTACTCGGCAGCTTCGCCATTGGCTTTCGTCACGGCGTTGCGAAGCTTCTCAACTTCTGCGTTAGGGTCTGCAACCTTTTCAAGCGCAGAAATGATTTCATCGGCGGTCATGCCCTCTTTGTAGGCATCACCAAGCAACACATTGAGTTTCATATCGTTAATTTCCTCCTGCGTTTTTTTACCGTTGCTTCCCTGCAACGCTGCGAAATTTGTATCCCGGCTTCCCTGCCGGAATATATCAGCCCGCTAATGCGGATTGATTCTGAATTATGCTTTATGAAGGTCGTACTTGATGCAAATCTCTTTGATTTTGGAACAATCGTATCCAAGCCCCATAAATCCAGAAATAAGGCTTGCGGGTATCTTGCCGGAAGAAAGTTCAACGAGAATCCACTCAGTAGCTTCCCGTTCACTTTTTAAGTTTTCGGAATCTGTAATCAATGCTTCTTCCGAAAACAGTTTGTGCAAAATATCAGTTGAGCCAGCGTTCGATTCTTCGTTTTCGGAAAGCTTCCCGTGCAAACAAACATATTCTTCGATAGCAACGATAGCTTCTTCTTTAATTTCCGCAGAAAACCATTCGTGACCAATAGAAAATTCGGAAAAAGCACTATGCAATTTACTTTCAATCTCAAAAGCGTTTGAAATTGGCTCGCTTGCATACACAAGTGAAATATCAGGGCATCCAATTCTCAAAGAATTAAGCCTTTTAACAGGATTTTCGGAAACTCCAATCTTTATCTTGCTTCCAGACTGCATCAAGTAAACGCTTTTGTTTTTCATGCCATACCTGCATCTTTCTCTTTCTTAGTATCGTCAGCCTGTTTATCAGCCATTTTTCCGGTGTCGGTAGCATCCTGTTTAGGCTGTTCCTGCGGTTTCGGTGCTTTCCCATCCTCGCCCAGCTTGCCAGCGGCAATCAGGAAGGGCTTGCTCATCTCATAAGCAGCCTGCGGGTCGGGGAACAGACCAGGCGTAGTAAACGCCAACTGCGGGTCAATGGTCTGCTGCAACATCTGTGCAAAAATCTGAACCTTGCTCTGCTGGTTATCGTACTGGCGGCGTGGCAGCTTGATGTTGATGTCACTTGCCATCAGCTTAGAACCAGCCGTGTCACGCAGGATTTTCAGCATTACAGACAGGCTCTGACGCTCAGCATACTTGAACATATTCTCGTACTGCTGCGCTCTTGCTTCGGTGTGATTCCAACCATTACGGACGATGACTGCACCCACGTTGTCGGATGTTGCGTTCTCGCTACCAGTAGCACTAGGCATGGCAGTCAGACTGCGGTACACGTTCAACATGGAATCAAGCAGGGTCTGGCTCTGCTGCTGGTCAAGCTCGTTTGCAATCTGCGAAACAGAAGCGGGCAGGCCAGAAGTAGATTTCAGGCACATTGCGCCAAGCTCTTTTACTTGGTCGAGAGCATCCTTGTCCACAAGGCAGTTGGTAAACACCATGATGGACTGAATGAACTGCGCTACACCGTCCAGACGGTTGCTTTCAAGGTCGTTGATGGCATCCAGAACAGGGATAGCCGGTTCAAACAGACCCATGCGCTCCGGGTTGAGCTTGTATTCGACCATCGGCAACATTCCAAGAGAGTGGTTCTCAGATTTTGTGACCTTGCCGTTGTCGATTTCAAAATACTGGTTTGGCGTGTACACGCAAATCAGGTCGTTCAGGTCGTTCTGATAATTGCGCGGGATATGCAGCACGTTGGCGATAGGCTTATGCCCGATGCCGGAGTTGTAAATCACATACGCCATATCCGGGTCGGGAACGTCCACCAACAGGGGCGTTTCATCTGGGTAGTTACCGCCATACCCCTTGTCAGGAAGAACAATGCGGTATCCCTGTCCGCACTCCAGCATCCACTGCCAGAGCCGCCGATCAAGCGCGTCCTTTCCCTCATACTGCAAGGCATTAGACAGACGGGCGATTTCCTCGCCGTCACCCGTTGCCGTTTCAGACCGCACATAAGAGCACGGCGTACCGCTCATATATCCTGTGTAAAAGCCCACGCACTCATTGGCGTGGTTCTCTACAATGCGGTTGGTGATTTCAGCGTGGTACTCTTTCATGCGATGGAGGACAGGCTGGTTACCCAAGTAGTAGTTGTGCAGAAAGCGAATCTCGTTCTTATTTAACAGATGAATGGGCTCTGCCTTGCCCATTACCACTTTCAGCACGTTCTCCCGATTGATTTCCGTCTCTGGCGTTTCAATCGGTCTGCGCCCGGTCAGCGGCTTATTCAAAAAGCCGTCAACAACAATCTGATACTCAGCCATGTGTTCCTCCTTTCCGGCAAAATAAAAAGCGCAGCAAGACAAACCTGTTAAGGTCTATCTCACTGCGCCAAAACTGCGCTTCAAAAGCTATTTACTTTTCCGGTGGATGGATGATTTTCACCCATCCTTCCCTTGTGTCTCCTTCAATAACGCCCTTGCATCTGTCGCACTTGAAATGGTATCGTCCGTCTACTTCGCCAAGATAGCGGTTGCAGCGGACGTTCTTATACATTGGGTTTTGCCTGATACAAGGGCAACAGATTCTAACTAGCATAAGCGCTCCTTTCGTTGGATTTCTGGAAACAGGCTGTTGAGCAAAAACCTGTTGGAAGCTGCTGGGAAACTGTTCGCACTTCCAGCCGTGCTATTTTCCGCCCTGGAAAACCTTCACAGTCTTTCGTTTGCCGGACAGGCAATGGTTCGGACTGCGCTTCGGACGCGGAAGCCGGATTTGAACCAGCGACCTCTTGGTAACCAAGCGAGCTACCTGACTGCTCCACTCCGCGATAGAAACCCGGCTTAATGAATAACCGCTGCTCTTTGCAAAAGGAGAAAATTCAAAAAAGCCTTTTGCATCGAGAGCCGGGAATAGCGGTGAGGTGTCAAAAGAGAAATCCCATGCAAAGCAAGAGGATGGTTGTGCTGCGTAGCGGGTTTGAACCGCTTCGTGTCAGTTGGGGGAGTACAAACAACGTTCCGTCCACTCGGAAACGCAACATATAATCCCCACGACAGAGAAAGGCAACTGTCGTGGGTGAGTAAGAAAGGAGAGTATTACACAACAAATGACGAGTAAAAATGACTTAAAAATCTCGCCAACGCAATACCTAGAGGAAGCTGCAAATCTTCCTGATACTATTGTAAGCCATGTCAACAGGCAAATCAAATTTTAATGCCTACGCAACCGGCTATTTAGGGGAATTATTAAAACGGCCTCTTGACAGGCTCAATTTTGCTGATTCCGTTATACAATTCATCTGCAAGCTGTGCCAGACTGTCCGGTGCGTCATCGTGCGGAACTTTGCCAAGCTGCGTGAACATCGTGACCTGTTCCATGAACGCCTTGTACTCTTTCGACTGGTGTTTCTCGTCAAGGAAATAGAACCGCTTGATGTCCGGCGCATACTGGATGATTCTTGACAGCTTGCTTTGACCACTGGGCGCACGTTGGCTGCGGACAGAGCAGTGATAGCCCTGCTGCCGAAGCTGGCTGTCTACCACGTCACAATATTCATCACCGCCATTGTTGGCTTCGCCGCGCACCACGTTGATTTTGTGCTGGATGATTTTACCCACGACTTCCGGTCTAGTCACGGTCTTATCGCCGTTATTAAACACGAGATCAGGGATGAACACGGCGTCTCCGTACACATAAGCGATAGGGCAAGCAGTGAAGTCACCGCCGCCCCATGCAATATCCATGACCATGAGCTTTCGATCAGGCTCTCCGTCAGGCAGAACGCCATTGAAATACCGCAGTTCATCGGCAGGGAACAGCAGACCTTCACGCACATAGGGCTTGCCCATATACTTTGCCCACCATGTTGCATCGTCAATGCTGGCTTTCATATCGGCATAGTAAGCATCGTCAAAGCCAACACCGTAGTCATAATTGAAGTTGCTGTGTCCGTTCTCGTCCACCGCAGGAATCACCCGGAATCGATACTTCGGGTTGTCTGCATACTGGTTCTGGATGCGTCCCAGAGGGTCAAGCACGTTCCAGCGTGTACCGACCATCAGTTCCAATGCGCCCTGCTTTTTGCGGTCTTTCAGCTGGTTCAAATAGGCATCGTACTTGTTGTTCAGACGCTCAACATTCAGACTTTCCTCCAAGTCCTCGATCAAGTCATCGCTGTACAAAACGCCACCCTCGCCGATTTCAACAGCACCGGTCAACGTGCCGCCGATGGAACGACAAGTCAGGGTGGGAAAGCGCTTCTTTCGGTTCAGGTCAACGCTTTCGTCCTTTGCGCTTTTGTCCACAAGCTGAACGTCAGGGAAGATTTTGCCCCAGTTGTAAGTCACAGGGTCTGTGATGATGGACAGCACTTCGCCGTAGAAGCCGTTGGTCAGCTTGTCGGAATGCCCGCTCATAACCGATGCAACGTCAGGGCGGTTGCCCATTAGCCATGTGATGAAAAAGATGCACAGAGTACTGTTATGGGTTGGAATCAGCCGCTTCCCAGCGCAGTACACGCCACCCTCAACCTGAATGCAGTTGCCCTGTTTCGGCTCGATGCGTTCAAACCCGCAAAACGCCACACGGCGAGGTTTGGAAAACTCCTTTAGCTGCTTGCGAGGAACAACGCAGGGAATAGGGCAGGTAGGATTAAAAGAGATGGAATAGACTGTCAGATTGCCTTTAATGCCACTAGATGATACACGAGGTGGATATTCAACCACGCTGCATCTCCATCCAAAGGTAGAAACCAGCGTGACAAAATCATCTCTCATTTGCGGCTCTGTGGTAGAAAAAGCGTACCGATGTTCTTTTGCCCGTAACGTACCGTCTGTATCGAGCAGACCGGCAAGCAATTCCATACGCTGTGCAATGCTGGCTGTGAAGTATTCTTCTGGGATGCGCTTCACGCAGCGGCGGTGACTATGGCACATATCGCCCTTTTGAAGTGCTTGTCGCAAACCAGAGAATCCGTAGTACTCAACACCAGTGTCCTTGTGAACCGTATGCCAACTAACCGGGTATCCATCGTTAATGACGCGCTCGACAATTGCTCGATCACAAGGAGGTTCGCAAATATCCGGGTGCTGATTGCGACCATCGCCAAGCCATGCGCCCAATGTGTACGGCTCAACAGGCAGTTTCTTATATTCTCCATCGACAAAATTTTTGAACGGAACCTGATAGCAGAATCTTATACCGTCCTTCGTGTCGGAAACATAATCCTCCATCATCCGCTTAGTTTCGACCACATCAAATCCGTTCTTATGACGGTTAAAGACCGGCCACTCGTGGTTTTCATGGCAGTCAATGTATGTGCCGTCAGAGAAATGGCAGCGGATATTTGCATAATTCTTCGGAGATACTGCCAACACCTTTACAAACTGACCTTTCGGGCTGATAACTTCATCGCCGACCTGTAAATCGCCGTGATTCTTCCAGCCGTTTCGTGTAAGAATTGGCGTATCATCACTCAAAAGCTTGCCAACTCGAGCAGGAAGACTAACTCCCAAGAAATCAATCCGCTTATAAAACAAATCCTCAAGGTCATCTGCCAGCACTTTCAGAACTCTGCGTCTCGGCTGATAGAACTTCTTTTCCGGCGCACGGTTCCATTCAAGGTAGATGCAATAGCTGTCGAACACGTCTTTTGCTTCAAACAGGTACGTCCGGCCGATAATGTCATAAACTTTCGCCACGTCCTCGCCTGTTTTCATCTTTCCCATCATGGCTGCGCAGACGGAACGTAGCTCACCAGAGTATTTGTAGGCATCGAACCGCTTGTCCTGTGGCAGAGCGTCTCTCAGGTTCACCACCGCCTGAAACCAGTCCTCGTAGACCTGCGCTTCGGTCGGATTCTGCTTTGCATACGCTTTGATGCTGTCAATGATGGCGATACACTGCTTTGGCTGCATAAAAAATAGGCACCCCCTACCTGAAAATGTAAAGAGTGCCTACAACTGCACAAAAATCAAATATTCGGTTTTATAGCTTCATTCCAGAAAATTATTTGCTAAAATTCATCTTAATAAATGGATTGTTCAGTTTATTTGACTTCTTCCGCAAGCTGATTGAGCCTGCGCTTCAACTCGTCCGCATCGTAGTACAAGGCGTCTGCGACGTAATTGAGAATATCGGGCTTGTCGGTGTAATCACGCAACATTTCAATGAGCTTCAAGCTCTGATCTGACAATTTTACGGTTTTCATGTCGTTTTCCTTTCGGTTTTATTCTCCAGCTTTGAAATTGTAAATCGGCTTAATATGCTTTACAATATCAACGGTTGGAGAGATTGCGTTGATGATCTCCTGCGCTGGCTTATATGCCATCGGGCATTCATCCAACGTAGATTCATCTGCTGACGTAGTGTAAATTCCGTTCATCTGCTTTTGATATTCTTCAACGCTGAATGCTTTTTTAGCCGCCGTTCTGCTATATAGTCTGCCAGCACCATGCGGAGCAGAGAAATTCCAATCAGGATTGCCCTTGCCAACACAGATAAGGCTTCCGTCTCTCATATTAAGAGGGATAATCAGCTTCTCGCCCTCTCTAGCGGATACAGAGCCTTTTCGGATAATATCATCCGATTCATCAATATAGTTATGAACGGTTTCAAAGAAGGACGCATGGGTCAGCATAGAGTCGATTCCAACACCATCTAAAATAGTGTGCATAATTCTCGCTCTGTTCATCCTCGCAAAAGCCTGACAAATTCGCATATCATTAAGGTAGGAATCACGTTCTTCGCCTTCAAGATAGCAAAGCTCATTCGGAATATCAGGGAATCGAATATCCAGCTCTTTGATTTTTTGCGAGATTTCCTGTTCACGACCTTGCTCTTTCAGTTCCGCAATCATTCGTTCCGTAGCTTCTTTTCTTTTGTTCTTTCCTTTAATATTTGAGATAGCTACATTTTGATGATACTCTGCGACTTGCTTTCCAAGATTTCGGCTTCCAGTATGGATAACAAGATACTGGTTTCCCTCTTCGTCCTCGTCCAACTCAATAAAATGATTGCCACCGCCCAAAGTACCCATGCTGCGAAGAATCCAGTCAACATTATGTAGGCTATCTTTGCAATCAAGCTGGCTAAGGAAAGAATCCGACATTTTCTGCGATTCGTGAACATTCATTCCAGCCGGGACACGTTCTCTGATTACTTTATCTAACTTTTTCGGGTCGATGTGTTCAATTCCAAGTTCAGCGACAAGCATTCCGCAGCCAATGTCCACGCCGACAATATTCGGAATGACTTTCTTGCCCAAGTTTGCCGTAAACCCAATTACGCACCCGGAACCAGCATGAACATCTGGCATAATGCGAATTTTGCATCCGTCAACAAAGCTTTGATTGCAAAGCGTCAAAATCTGCTCAGATGCTTTGTCTTCAATATTGTCCGTAAAAACATTTGCGGACGCATATTTTCCGTCAATCGTTTTCAATGTATTCTCCTTTCTCATTCGGTTTTATTCTAGATTGCGAACAATGTCACCTGTTCTGTTCAGCAATCCGATACCATGTCTGGCGGGTCACGCCAAGCTGCTTGGCAGCGTCATTCTTTATATAATGTCGGCTCACGTTTGCCATTACAACCAACTTTCATAATGTAATCAAGATATTGTTTTACCATCGTGCTATCTTCGCAAATGCTGGCATACATAGCCAACTGGATATTCTGCCCTAAGTTTGATTCAGTTGGTTTAATGGTCAATCCTTCATTTTCAAAAATCAGAATGGAATTTGCTAATTTACATCCTTCAACAAAAGCAAACAATTCTTCGTATTTCACAAAATCAAAAATTGAACGCAGCTTTGTTGTTCCATCTTGAACAATCAAATTACCGCCATGAATATTTTCTAGCTTTTCAGTTAAATCCATCTTTTGTTTCTTACTCATATTGATGTTCCTCCAAAAGAATGGTATACTGTGGTTGCACCATTCTTTTTCCTGTTTTGGTTGGTTTGGTGTACTCTTAGCGGTGGCTTGTGGTTGGGCTGCCGCTATTTTTATTTGCGTATCTTTCAGCACGTTCATACCAAGTAGATTTTCCGATGCCAAGCCGCTTGCAGCACTCTTTCACGGTAATTTCGCCTTTTTGCTGTTGTTTTAATAGGCTTTCAAACTGCTGCTCGTCAACTTGCTTTTCCTGTCTGCCAAAGCTACGGCCTGTTCTCGCCGACACTCTTTTGCCATCAACAATAGGCATGGCAGCTATACCCTCTGCCTGACGCTGTTTGGTTTTCTTGCGCTCCTGTTCAGCTACTGCGCCCAAAACTTCAATAAGGATGTTGTTCACCATTTCCAGCACCCATGTCTGGTCTTGGAAGTCAATCAGCGTAGTTGGAATGTCAAGGATGCGAACAATCACGCCTTTTTCTTTGAACCACTGAAGTTCTCGCTTCATCTCGTCTTTATCACGCCCGAATCGGTCAAATTCCTTAACAATGACTTCATCCCCAGCCTTGACAGTCTCTTTCAATCGTTTATACTGCGGACGGTCAAAGCTGCTACCTGTCATTTTATCACAAAATACATTCTCGTCCGGGATGTCGAACCGATCTCGTGCGATTTTAAGCTGTCTTGCAAGGCTTTGCTCCTTACTAGACACTCTAGCTAAGAAGTAACGCATTTTTTTCACCCATCACTTGATGTCAAACCCATTTTCGACTTTTGTCTCACGAGGGACTACCATAATCTTGTATCCCATAACCCTTAGTGTTTCATCCAGCTTGTTGACACTAATGTTTTTGTGCCTTAGACGTTCATTCAAGGTTTTAAGCGGAATGTCAAGCATATCACTTAACTTCGCTTGGTTCAATTCCTTTAATTTCAAAATTTCCTTTATCGCTTCACTTGCCGTCATTTTTCTTCGCCATCCTTTCTTGATTCTATTATATCAAGATATTTCTGGATGTCAAGATATTTCTGGACTTTCTTTGCTTGCGCTTATATTATATATAAATATACTCTAGTATGTATTTATACATACTAGAGTAGTATAAGGATGTTTACTTAGTTAATCGCAATCAGGTAGAAAATTTTCTATAATAAGGAGTAATTCTGCCAAACTTCATTTCCGTAAAACTTTGGGTCTTGACAAGCATATTTTCACGCTTTATACTTGTTTCAGCGAAAGCGAGGTGATAGGCTTGGCAAGACGAGCAGAAGCCTCGGAACGTGATAAGCTGCGCATGATAAGCACCCGGCTCACGGAGAGCCAGATCGCAAGTATGGAAAGCAGCGCAAAGGCATTGGGCATCTCAAAGGTTGATGTTATCCGCATGGGTATCGAGTGGGTAGCATCCTACGTTGAGAACATCAAGGCATAAAAAATAAGCTACCAGCGGAACTTTGGACGGCAACGCTGATAGCTTATCCACATCACGAAACGAGAACCTGCAACCACCGAGGGGGCAGTCTCCCTTTTCGGAATCTATTATACCAAAAAGGGCTGCTCTCCGCAAGAGTTAGGAGCAAAAAACATGAACTTTCCCACAACAACCGAAGAATTTCTGAAAACCATCGCCCACGGCAAAGAGCCGACCAGCGAGGACAGGGAGTACGCAGAAGCGCTTGGTAAGCTGTCCGAACTGAACTACCGGGCGGGGTACGAAGCGGGGCGCAAAGAAAAGTAACATAATTTCGGCAATTCGTATGTATTATAAATTACATCGTAAAATCGTTTGAAATTATTTACTTCACAAGGAAAAGTGGTATAATATAATTACGCCGAAAGGAGGTGAACGAGTATGACGTACAACAACCCGAATGGTGCACAGTGCAACGCCAACGTCAGCAAGGAAATGCTGGCAGAGATCAATCACTACTGCACCGTATGCGACCTTAACCGCAGCCAGTTTATGCGCAGAGCTATTTCAGAGTATCTGCAAAATCATCCGCTGCCCGATGAAAAAGAATAAGACGCTCGCTAAAGTTTGGCGACCACAGCGAACGTCTTATATGCTCAACAATGGAAATGGAGCCATTGCGCCCTTATTATAGCAAATTGGCTCAGTTTCCGCAAGCTATTTAAGGAGATTCTATGAACTATAGTATCACAACTAAGACCGAAATTCAACTGATCGAGGGTGTTAGCTGCTACGAAGAAAACGGAGTGGCTTACATCCGGCTGGAAGATGCTGCTCGTGGACTTGGCTTTACTCAAGAGAAAAATGGAGTTGAATACGTCAAATGGGAACGTGTTGAAGAATATATTCGTAGCTTCGCAAATTCCCCACTTGTGGGGAAAAGACCTGAATACATCCCCGAAAACATATTTTACCGCCTTTGCATGAAGGCCAATAACGAGACGGCGCAGAAGTTTCAGGCGCTTGTATGTGATGTGATTCTTCCAGAACTTCGCAAGCGTGGTTATGTTGCTCTTTATCCGAATGGACAGCCGAGCAGCTTGCAGATTTTGAACATGATGGTTCAGGCTGTAAACGAACAGGCTGCACGAAGCGCAGAAACCGAAAAGCGTGTGGATGCCATTGAATCCAGTTTTAACAATATGTGCTCGATTATGACTATCAGCGTCAAAGGCGATGCACGAAAGGTCTGTCAGCGCACGTTGAATGCCATTGCAACCAAGCGTGGCGGTGGTACGGCATACGCAGACGTATGGAATGAAGTCTACGATGAAATGAAGGAGAACGGATTCGATGTTCGCCGCCGTTTGGATAACCGCAAGAAGGATGCCGCATCTAAGGGCATGAGCAAGACTTTTGTTCGAAAAATCAACGCTGTTGACATCATCTTCGACAGCAAAGACAAGAAAATGGAATCTGCGTTCATTAACTCCGTGCGCCGTTTGGCAGCGGCCACAAACGTAAAGTTTGAGATCAAGGAAGAAAAGCAGTCCGCATAATACATAACAGCCAATAAGAAAAGCCAGTGGTTAGAGAACATCTAGCCGCTGGCTTTTTGTGTTATGGGTCAATCCTGCAAAGCAATGACTTCGTAGGAGCTATATCCAACAAACCCGGACGATGGGTAAAGTTCAAATGTTGTTGTTTGCCCAGACGGAAGTGCATCGGTTATGTATGTGCAATCGCCACCCACAGGGACTTCGTTTCCTTCGGTGTCTTTCATTTTATAAATGACGATAACTTTTATCCAGTTGCTCGTGAACTGGCTATTATTTGTAATTTGACCTGTGTAACGCAGATCGTACCCAGAGCCGCGTTTAGAAACATTGGTGACGGAAAGTTCACCAGCACGAATAGCCTGATTGGATGCGCTCGCTTTGTGGAAATTCCGCTCATTTGCAGTAATAGTGTATTCCATTCTGGTTGGAGTAATGCCTTCGGAATCAAACGACACATATCCAGCGTACCAATAAGAGTCTCCCTCTGCAATCCAGTCAAGGGTTTGTTCATCGGTTTTTAATACTGAACCGTCAGAACCGAAAACAGAAGCCTTTAGAGATACAAAATCAACGGCGTAATCGGGGTATGTATTCTCAACCAGTACGGCGTAGTAGACATAGTATCTCGTTTTTCCGTATTCGTACTTGGTTTCAAGGTGACTATGAGATTCCTTAATTTTAACAGTTCCTTCTTCGTTAGTTTCTTCTAGTTGAGCAGGGGATGCAATCTCATCCGGCTTTTCGACAGCTATCGCACATAAAGGCGACATTAAAAGTACGGCCGCTACCAGAGCTGCCGCAATGATTCTCTTTCTCATTTTTGATTCTTCCTTTCTTTGGTCAGAATTTTATATAGCGTTTGAAATACCATGTGCCATAAGATACACGCCAAAAGCCAAAAGAGCGGCGCCCACAATGATGCCCCATATTGAAGCGGCAATCTTTTCGTTATTTTCTCTCTTTTCTTTATTTTTGTCATTCTTTTGGTTCATTGCAAATTCCTCCCTTTATTCAACTGGCGTTAGCAAGACTTCCGCGCTAATCGAAAGTTCGATATGGTAGCCGTCTTTAACGGTAACATTCTGCTTTTCGCCAGCTTTTTCAAATTTCAGTACATCGCTCACATCGTCAGAATTTGCATCAGACACCACAAATACTGTAGCTTCTTTGTTTCGATTCTCAACTTCGTATATGCCAGCCGGAACCATGTACCAGATATATTTATAACCACTTTTGTTCGTTTCTTCTTTTCCGTAATCGCCAAGAACTTCATCAATTAGAATAAAAGAGTCGTCCTCTTTTACAGGTTCTTCCGAAGTAGCAGACGAACTTTCGGATTCTGCCTTTACAGATGATGCAATAGATGATGTTGACTTTTCGCTTTCAGAGCTAGCCGCAGTATCTGTTTTGTTACGAGGGCTTACCAAATCCATAATAAAAGCCAATACGAACATTACCATAAGGATTTTGAACCACAGCCGCTTATAAGCTGGCTTTGGCGGTGTATTCTCTCCACCACACTGCGGACAGGTTTTAGCGGTAGCCGCTATCCTTGCGCCGCAGTGCTTGCACGTTGTCATTTTACTTTTAGCCATTGTAGATTCCTCCCTTTCAAGGCTTGTAAGGCAAGTATAGCACATAACACAGACCCTTTGTAGGGGTCTTTTTGTTTTTGCGGGAAATTTTTGAGATTGGCAATAGGGGGTGGGGTGATTTGCATAGAAAAGAGGGGGTAGGTATGCAGAGAAAACGCCTTTTTTGAATTTTTTCTACGGAGACTATCGACCACCCAACCCCCGGCGCTCCCTGTATACCCCGCCGGTGGAGACCCCAGCCCCCAGCGCAGACCGTTCCAGATGCAGGGCAAACCACGCCACGCACCGGAACACACGCCCGGACGCTGGCACGCTGCACCGGGAGATTAGGACGGCGGCGGGTGCTGGACTGTCTGCAATGTGTCCGGCAAAGTGTACAATTTCGGACATTCAATTTTATCCATATTTATATGGATATATTTTGCTAAAAGCATTGACAATCCATATATATATGGATATAATATAATCAGTCCAGATAAATATGGACTACAACCACAATACACTAAAACAGGAGGACAAAACCATGATGAACAATAAAGAGATCGATTATACCGCCCGCCCCATTCCGGGAGATTACGAAGGCCGTAGCCATCGCGCGTGTGTATGGTACAACAGAGCCCGCGCCGCGTTTGACCTTGCCACGCTTGACGCGCTGACAACTGCCGCAGATAAAGCCGCCGACCGCGTACCCACTGAGGCATACAAAAAAGCAAGAAAGCTTCTTGATAGCGTGCAGCGTTGGGGGCTTGCAAATGCAAGAGCGTGGGAGCTTGACAACGACAGCCGCTATTATAATTCTCAGTGGCTCAAAACCCGACAGGCTCAGCTTGCAAAGCGGTGCGGAAAGCTCAACAAAGAGCTTGCAACATACGGTTTGCAAATCGACAGCTATGGCTTGTATCCTTGCATCCGAGAAATCACCAAACCGGGCACCGATATGAATTTATTGTACTGGTTTTAATGGGAGGTGTGCAACGTATGAACAAGCTTGTTTTTGAGGTGAACAACGGCAGAAAATTGGAGCTTGTGCAGCGGGAGGACAACGGAACGACCCTTATTTGTTCCCTCGATGCACCGGACAACGAAGCATATATAAGCGCTGGCGACTTTGTGCAGCTGATTAACCTTTATCGATACTGCAAGCGGTACGACATCAAGAACGATTGGATTAACCCCAACGGCAAAAATGTGGAGGTGTAATAAAATGACCAGATCGGACGAGCTAAACGCCGAAATTAGAAATCAGGCCGTGCGCCTGTATCCCAAGTGTGCCGCGCTTTTTGAATTGCCGCTTATGGTATACACTCAGATTGTTTCGGATAACCTGACCCGCTCCAAGCCGTACCGCTTGAGCGTTGAGCGTTGCAAAAAAATCATTTTGGCAATGCCAGAGTTTAACTAACGGAGGGTTTACAATATGATTACTTTGGACTTTACCCAATGGGCAGCCCTCTGGTATGTGGGCGGCATGATATCCGGCGCACTCGTTATGATTGCATTTCTCAACAGCTAATAAGGAGGGCTGAAAAAATGACGACGTTTGAAGAAAAGGTGAACGAGTACCGCGAAAACAAGCGGCTTTTGGAAGAGCTGGAAGCAATGAACGAAAGCATTAAAGCAGATATTATCTGTATGATGCAGGGTGCGCCAGAAATGGCGCAAGGTACAGCAAAAGCTATCTATAAAGACGTTCAGAGCGTCCGGCTCAATAGCAAGCTACTCAAGACGCTGCATCCGGATGTTTACGCCGAGTGCAGCAGCAAAACAACCTACAAGCGCTTCAGCGTGGTATGATGGAGGGTTTAACAATGATTTATCCTGATAAAGTATATATCCCTGTTGTGCGTGGGTGCAGCGTGTGGAGAGTTGTAGAGATCGACACGGCAAAAGCCAAAAAGACGCCCAGCTATATCATACCTGGATATATTCAATATAACGGCGGTTTATACAGCGCTTGCAATGTCTTTTTGTCCGCCGCTGATGCGTGGGACTGGATTTACCTTTTTCGCGGCTATTGCGGCGAAATATACACCGCCGCCGAAATCGGCAGCGTTCAGGAGGTGAACGCAAAATGATATTATCTTGCATCCTGTTTTTCTTCTGGTTTTTCTCTGCACTCTTTAAAGCCAGCAAATAAGCCACCCGGACACTTTAGCGGGGCTGCACCGTAAAGCAACCCCGCCCCAGCCCAAAAGGGCGAAAAATATTTTGCAAGTCCTGTTTTTGGGGCCTGCAATATGATATACTATAAAAAAGGGCAAAAGCCCAGAAAGAAAGGCATTATCATGAAAACTTACACTGAGCACGAAGCCAACGGTTTGAGCATTTACGTGGACGATGAGACCGGAAAAGTACATCATGCAGTAAATTGGGACAGCGCAAATCAGACAACGCTTTATCCATACGCCTATAACACCCGCTCCCGTGTATGGGATAATGTCAGCGGAGATTATACGCTGGCAGGATTGAAGCGCACAAAGCGTTTAATTGAATGGCACTAATAAAATTCTCACCCCCGCCCACGCTGGCGGGGCTTTTCTTTTACCTTGCATCTGCTGAGGGTGCAGGGCTTTTATTTTGCCCTGCTGCAATGCATCCATATACAAGCGTTTACAGCGAGTTTTGCGCCGTCCATGCCAACTTACCGCACATGCCGCAAAACAGCGCACAGGGCTTTACAGCGGCTTTTCCTGAGATTTGCCCCATTTAACCGTCCACAATACCAGGCCGACACAAGTAGCTATAATACCGTCTGCGACACGTTGGGGCGTATCACAGCGCCGCATTGCCTCCAGCGCATACCAGGATACCACCACCACGCCGGACGCTGTACAGCTCAGCACAGCCGCCCTATTATAATAATGTATATAAGGGCGCGCCCCTGTTATGGATCCATGCCAGACTGTGCAGCATACCGCAGACCATGCCAGCCCGGCGGGGTCTCGATGCTTCCCACGCCCGGCGGCTAGGGGTCTGGCACCGGGTCAGCCCGGCACCCTCCACCCGGCGGGCGGCGCGGAACCATTGACGGCTACCGCCGTATCTCTTTTCGGGCTTTCGCCCGATAGCCAATAGAGATCAGCAATAGTCGTAGCGTTCCGGCTGGAATAGTCGTAGCCAATAGTCGTGGTTTCTCCAATAAAATAGTCGTAGAATAATCGCAAAGTCGTCAGACGACTAGCTTTTGAAAGTCCTATATATCGTATAGTAACGAATTGTCCGCTGATAGTCGCAGAGCAACAGTCGCAGCGTTTTCTTGCGAACCACCGTCAAATAGTCGTGTATTTTTTGTGTGAAATAATCGTTTGCCTTTTAGAGAAAGAGAGGTGCGATAGTCGCTAAGTCATCCGACATCCCCAAAAGCCAACAACTGTCAAGATACCTGTCAATTTTAATGTCCATTGCATTACTTCAAAATCTTTAACCATCGTACTTATTATAATAGTCGCAGACAATTACTCAATCTTTTTAACTATTATTCTGCTGGAATAGTCGTATCATCCGATTCAGTTCGTTCTCCTCCGATTTAATTGCCGATAACTGCAATCATATCATACCAATCGACTAGGATTATCTATTCGGTAAATGCCTCAATACTTTTAACTATCCAATAAGACTATCCGACTAGTCAGTCGCTTTCAATCTGCAATCAACCGCTCATATAGCAATGCAACATTTCTACATATTCAACCAACCACAAAATGAAGTCAATTCTCCATGTGGAATAGTCGCAGACCATCCACCAGTCCGAACCTCACGCCAGTTCTCGCCTACGGTCTACTCTGCTGGATAACGGTGTAGCTTTGGAGGTAGAGGGTTGTAGGGGGAAAGAATCAGTTTTTAATTTCGCATAACTGTTATTTATTCACTTTTGAACTATCGTGGCACACCCGGCCCCGTCAACGCGCGCGCTCGCACATATAACGCCCGCGGACGCGCTAAACACACGGGGAGGGAAAGGGGGAGCACGGAAGATGCTAGGGGGATTATAGGGGGTAATAGGGGTTGTAGGGGAAAGAGGGGGGACAAAAGGGGGGAAGAGGAAACAAGGGGGAAAGGGGACAAAAATTTGAAAGCCATTTCCGAAAGTGATAGTCGAAGAGTTTTTCGTCTCAATCAGCCATGCGATTGGACAAATAGTCGCTGGCATCTGCCTATCTGGCTGCTATCATCGCCGGAAAGGCGTGTAAGAGCCTGTCTGCCGCGTTTTTCTGATTGCCCCGATAACTTTCACGTCTGACCCTGAAAAGCCGTTCTCCACGCTTCTACATCGTTCTGATTGCATAGCCTAGTTCAAGATATGCCATCAGCATCAACGGAGAGCCGCCTACGAGCGCCTGTGGCGCGTTTTTGTGATGAAGTCGATAAAGTTATCGTCTAACACACAAAACGCCTTAAAACAGGCTTTCTCTCGGTGTTTAAGCGAAACAAGAAAAAGCCATCCTGTCATAAGTTGACAGAACAGCTCTTGGCGGTTCGTTGTATTGCGCTCATTCTTCAACCAGAGTGATTTTCGGAAGCTGGTCAACAGGTGTTCTCATAACCCACTGAAATGTCTCCCAAAGCCCATCGTACGTCTGGAAGATGTTTGCATGGCGTCTTTCATCGCCCCGATGAGTCCCGATAAAAAGTCTTACGGCAAAATCAGCTTCATTGCGTTGCAGGCCAATGGACATTAACAGTTTTTTGTATCGATTCTGCGTCATCTTTTTGTTCTCCTTTCAATCCATCCAAGTGTACTCTTGGAACCGTTGAATTTGCTTGTTAAACGTAATGGGAAGGTCGCCGATCTCGCCTTCCTTGTTCTTGCTTAGCCGGAACAGGTACTTGTCGGGGTTGTCGCCGGACAAAAGGATGATTGCATCTGCGTCCTGTTCAATCTGTCCGCTCTCTCGCAAGTCGGAGTTGGTAGGCGTTGCTCCGGGCTTGGATGGGTTTCGATTAAGCTGTGCCAGCGCTACCACGACAATGCCTGTGGTCTGCGCCAGTTCGTGTAAGGCAATGGATATGGCTGTAATGGCGGCATATCTGTCCTTTGCGCCTGTTTCGTGGATGAGTTGAAGATAGTCTACGAAGATGACCTGAGCCTTTTTACGAAGAGCCTGAGCCTTCATCCACGCCACGTTCTTTCCGGCAGCGGAGCGGATATATAAGGGCATCTTCATGTTTTTTGCCTGTCCGTCAATCTCATTCAAGCTGACCGTCTTATTTTTCACCGTGTCCAGAGGGCAGTATATTTGATTAGCCATCAGACGTGCACCCAGCTTGCGTTTGCTGGTTTCTAAGCTGAAATAGTACACGGTGTAGTCCTGCTTTGCCATGCTTGCTGCTATTTGCAAGGACAGGGCTGTCTTGCCCGCAGACGGTCTGCCGCCGATGATGATGAAGTCACCCGGTGAGATGTGCAGTGCTTCATCCAGACGCTCTAGGCCTGTCTTGATATACACAGGCTTCTCGTCCATGTGAAGCACATAGTCGTTCAGCACGTCCTCGTATGTCCACGCATCTTCTTCCTCAGCTTTCAGGCTCATTGCCTCGCCTATCTGCTGGTAAATGTCTGACAGATCAGAATAGTCGGTAAGCTCGCTGGTCATCTGAAACGCCAGACCTTGCACACGAGTGAGCGCAGCCTGTTCCCTGATAAGCTGCGCCCAACGCTGCATCTGCTCCCTGTCAATTCGTACACATTCTGATTCACAGGTCTGCACACACGCTAAGAGCGTCTGCGCTACGTCTGGATGCTGCGTGTTTATCTCGACTATATCTATCTTGCCCCTAGCCGTCCAATAGCCCTGAACAGCCGCAAAAGCGTCTCTCAGCTCAGGTCTGAACAAGTCAAGTTCAAGGTCTGGTATGATTTCATCCACAACGCCCGGCTTGCAGAGCATCAGCGCACCGATAAATACCGTTTGAACGTCCATTGTCATAGTCTAGGAAACTCCATCTCCGTACTTTGCTCGTACTGGTTATCCTGTTTCAATGCGTAAATGTCCTGCCATCCGGCATAGATGCTCTGGTCGAGAATAGCTTTCCAGTCATGCCGATCAAACTTTTCCAGCTTGTTGCAGAGCATCTGTTTTGCCCGGTCTGTCATAGGCTTTTTGATTCTTGTACGCATCTGTGCGAACTCTCGCAGGGATTCCAGCAGGGCTTTATCGCCATGAGCAAAGTCGGAGAAGATGTCAGGTTTCTTCTTGACTGCACTCTCCGGCAAGGTCTTGACGTTCATCTGACTGTCAGTTGATACAATGGGTTCATTGTCATCTGACTTTGAACTCATAGATGAGCTGACCTTCATCTCATTTATGACATGAGGATGAGCTGACTTTCGTGTAGACCATCCTTTTGACGCAATATCACTTCTTTTCCACTCTTCATCGAGCAAATGCTTAATTAAAATGAAACAAGATTCTGCTTTTTTTGAGTTCAAAGTTGCGTCTTTTTCTTCAAAAACGTATGCACAGATTGCATCGTATAGTTCCAACTTTTCTTTGCTTTTGAGTGTGGAGATGGCTTCAAAGTAATATCGTTGGAATGTAAAGCTGTCTCGTTTTTTGTCCATACCTATCCCCCATTAAAACAGGCACTCAGCGTCAGACTCACGCAGCCAGCCTTCACCCGGAATATTGACTATCTCATAATACTGCCGTGCAACGTAAATTGTTTTCTGCCCATCCTCAGCAATCAGGCCGACAATCAGATAGTTGCCAGCAGCCATAAAGAACCAAGGGTTGCTCTTGTAGGTCTCGCCCTTCATCCAGTTTTTCATCCTGTTCACGGCTTTTTCAATATCCTTATCGGGGCAGTCCGGGTTTTTGTACGCAAAGAAATCCTCAGGAAATTTAAGTTTTTTCACTTTCTGAATCCCTCTCTCGTTCTCGTGATTCTCTTATGCACCTTGACAGGTCTTGTGCCTTTGCCATACGCTGGTCGGGTATGTTTTGCCTTGATGTACCCGCAAGGTGGCTTCGGCCAGAAGTCAAAAAAGCTCAAGTCCATAACGATGATGCCAAATTTTTTGTTTGTCATGTTTACTGCTCCTTACGCATACCATTTTGGTGCTTCATTGAAGATTTCAACGCCTTTCGCAAAGCCCATCTTTTCTAAGGTTTCACACATGATGCCATCCATCATGCTGTGAACGATTTCTTCATCATCGCCGTACTTTTGGTACGCTTCCTGCATTTCTGTCGTGAATGTGTCAATCATATCTTGCGTAACAACGATATTGTTTTCCATAAGCCCTCCTATACCATCGGAAACGTCATTCAATGCGTCACAGGACACTGAATGTTCGGGTCAATAGTCGGTGTTGCATCAATAGCATCCAGCACCTCATCATAGAAAGCTCCTCCATCGGGATTCGAAAACGAACTAGCTCTGTCTGCGTCCAAAGCGCATTTTTCAATCTTCTGGCGCAGCGCATCTGCATCAATCGGTCTCATATCTGTCAACCCTCCGGCGCATAAATGCGCATCCAATGTGTGACCGTCACGTTATCCGGCAGTCTCTCGCCTATCTCGTCCCAGAACTGACCGTCTGCGTAACAGCCAAGAAAGTACGCTGTCGGCGAGATTCCTTGCAACATTTTTCCATCTTTGTCACGCCACGTTGTCTTAGCCGCAAGCAACAAAGGCTGTGTCCGCTCTCGTGGCAGCTCGCTTGCTGGATGCCAAAGTGTGTTAGCCATTATTTTTCCTTTCTTCAAAATTTGCGCAATATTCGGGAGGAATGTTGAAAGGCTTTTTGAACGGCACTTTGCAAACATATCTGTAATATTCTTTTTCTCTCGGGGAACGCTTATAATACAGGTTCTTACATCGGTCGCAAATAGACGTTTGCTTTGCGGGTACATCGTGAACGATTAAAAGAATTACAGCTATACCACAAATAATGATTATCACCGCATTTAATGCTGTATCAAACATCCATTCTTCTCCCTTCAATCTCCGTCCCATACGCCGTCAGGACGCATCTTTGCAAACGCCAGCAGACCGTACAAGGCACGTTTGGCGTTGCCCTCTGTGGCGTGCCAGTAGTCTCTATCGTCTACATCGTCACCTAATGCAGAAATAGCCTTTTCAAGCATCGGGATGCTCTCTGCTCCTGTTTTGCCATAGATGGAACGGATGCCGTTTTTGCCGAACACATCATCACGACGAAAGTACATTCCATAATTATAGGTGATATTAAGCCAAAGTTCCTTTGTTCCTCCAATAGAACGAGTACCGCCATCAATAAAGTGCATATCATCCACTTCAAGCGTTTCATGCGTTACGGGGTCGCATAGCGAAATATCATAGCTCATCTTTCTTCTCCCATTCTTTGCATCCACGTTCATCCCACATGAAGTCTGCAACGTGTTCTGACTGGCAGTTCACACACACACCCTCCGGCTCTGTGTACCATTTGCAAGAGCCACAAGACGGCTCAGATTTGTTCTTGCAGGATTCTGCTGTACATCGGATAGCCTTGCCAGCGGAGAACTGCTTGATGCCCATGCAAGAGCAATGTTCGGTGGTGCAGTAGAAGTTCATTCGTACTTCCTCCATCCAATAAAGTCACACAAGCCTATTGTCTGCGGGTCGCATTTATGCGTGAATTTTACGCTCGGTAAATTAAACCCTTTTAAGTTATTGCAAACGGTTTCAATGCTAAAAAGTTCGTCAAACGCATTGTCAGGAATTTTCGCATCTTCGGTGTTGTAGATAACCATGCCGCACTGTTTGCAACGCCATACAGAGCATCTTTTCATCTTTTCTGCCCTCTCTTTCCCCTGTTAAACTGCCCGATCACTCGCTTATACTCTGCATAGCACTCCGGGCACAGGTCTCCTGTGTCCCTGCGCCACGCCCAGTCCTTGAAGTATTCGTCAGGGTTCATCATCCTGCCGCCCAGAACCGCTCCGCAGCGGTCGCATACTCGCTTGTGGTAGATTCCTCTGTCAGTCTGCATTAGTGCTCCTTTTCATCAAATTTCTTCTGCATCTTGGCTCTCAACGCTTCGATACGTTCCTTGTCGTCAGTTATAATCTCATACTTGTCGCCAGACCAGCCAAGCGGAACATCTTCCGTGTATTCGATATAGATTTTTTCCGGGTGCGTAGGTGGCTCATAGGGGAACGTCACGTTTTTGCGAAAGCAGCTACTTGTAAACCACGTAAGGCCACCATTGTAGGAATAAGCGATTGCGTCAATGTCATGTACTTCAATCGTGTTACCTTGTGCATCAGTGGTCTTGAACACGCTTGAGCATCGTTTATTTTGGAAGCATCTTTGTCCCATTTTGTCCGACACTTCTGTCCATTCATCATCTTCGCCCGTCAGCGGCGTGAGTGGCTTGAACCGTAAAAGACGTTCAAGAATAGATATTGCATATCCAGCGGAAATCCCACTGTGTCCTTGACTTGCAAAAAGCTCAACAATATCAAGAATGTTTTTATTGATTGCATCCTGCAATCCGTCTCCGTCTTTTGTAATACGTGCAAGTTCTGATTTTGCATATTCTACGGAACTGTTCATTTTATTTTTCCTCCCCAACATCCTTAAACAGAATTTCTTTGTCGGCTTTCCAGTCTTTGATTTTGCACGGAATGTCCGTTCCGGGCACGGTCTTTTTCAGACCGTCCATCTGCCAGATGTTCCACGAGATAGTGTCTGCAATGCTATCAAGAAGCGCTGACATCCAGATGCCTTCAAGCCATTTCGCATCAAACTGATACCTGAAATTTTCAATCAGCGTTAGAAACAAGTTGCACCGTGCCAGCAAGAGATTGTCCCCCTGCCACTCATAGCCGTATGTCGATGCGTAGGCATTGATTGCCCACCACATCCATGCGTCATAATCATGAAACCGTTCAGAAAGGACTTTCAGTTTTCTATCCAGCAGACCGATTCTGTCCGGCACGGCAATCATCTGCCCTGTTGTGGTATCGTATCTGCTTGTAAGGAACGGTGCTTCTCCACAGGTGACTTCAAGACAAGTCTTGTTGATGTACTCCTTCCAGTCATCGCCCTTTAGGTCACTTTCGGCAACGTCTGCCATCTTCTTGCAAACCCAAGTCGGCGTAAACACCTCTGCTTTCTTGCTGGTTCGCTTTTTCTGGTCTGCAAGCCGTTTCTGCGCACGAGAAACGAGTTGAACCTTGTCCAACTGTTCCAGCGTGATTTCATCCGCAAAGCCTACGCCCAGTTCAGGCGGCGGGTCTGTCGCCCAGATGATGTTCTTGCCTGTCGTGTGGTCTTGCAAGAGAACGGGCAGGAACGTGCGTAGGCATGGGTCGGAAAAGTCAATCAAAGTTCCCATTGGTCAGCCCTCACCATGATTTTGTTCTTCTCTTTCAGCCAGTCCTTGACACAATGAAAGCAATGCTCACGGTTTTGGCAACGCTCCGGGTCACGATGTTTGATAAGCTCGCAGATGCCCCGCGTAAAGTTTTCTGTAATATCTTCGTCCGTCATGGAGCGGATAAAATCTCCGTTAGTCATGTTCCCCCACCTCTCTGTACTCCACGTCAATCCCTTTCGGCAAAGCCGTCTGGTACTTCTGAGCGAGCTGCTCTGCGCTCTGGGCATCACCCAACGGCTGTTCAGGCGGTGCAACTGTGACTTCCACGTTGTCACGCATACCGAAGTAGTTCTTGGCTCGGAAAATCCACTCTGCCGGGTTTTCCTGACCATACATACCGTTATATGCCCACATGGACTGCATTTGCAGAATCAGCTTCAGAATATACTTCTGCTGCAAGCTGTCGTCACGGCGTTTGCCTGTCATAATCTGTCTCAGGCTAGGCCATTCGATGCCCAGCACCAGCGCAATCCATTCCACCACAGGGGAGATTCTGGCTTCGATGCAAGCGTCAAAAAAGAAGTCAAGGCGTTGCTGCACTTCAATTGGGTTGCTCATGTCCACGCTCGGAAGGTCGCCAAAATACTTTGCTGCAATCATTCCGACAACTTTCTTGTCCTCTTCATCGCCGATTCTTGACTGCAAATCGCCTGTGTTCATCATCTTCGATTTCTCGATAGCCAACTCTTGTTGTTCTTTCACCTTTTTACTCACCTGTGAGCGGATAGACTTCCTTTTGTTGAGCATCTGTTGTTTCTTCTTCTCACGCTCTTTCTCACGCTTTGCAGCGGCTTGCTCTTTTGCCTTTTGCGCACGCTTCTCACGCTTTTTCTTTTCAGCTTCGGTCAGCGGCGGTCTGCCACGACCACGCTTCGGGGGTGTTGCCAAGAGTTATCACCTCGTTTCGGTTAGGATACCTTGTATTCCATCCAGAATGCGTTGTTTATTCCACAATGGGAATGGAAATCATATCTGCCATAACTGACTCCTTTCTTCTCGCATAATGCGGACCACCTTGCGACACTGGTCCACATCAAACATTCCAATGTGCGTATACTCAACCGGGAGTTCCATCTTTTCGGCCAGCCAGCGGTAGGCTGCATTGCGCTGCCCACGGTAGGGCCCGTATTTCCAGATAGGGTCAAATGCAGCATGAGCGGCTTTCTTCCAGTTGCGCAATTCTGAATTTGCCAGTCGGCCAAGGGGTTTGTCAGACCCCTTGTGTACACCGACGTAGGCGCCGCAATTTGGGCAGAGGTAAATCATGCCGAAGCTGCGGCCATGGTAAACCACCGAACTGTCCACGAAATTGGCAGGGTTGCCGCAGTAATCGCAGATGACGATTCGTCCTTTCGGTTTCATCTTGACCATTCCTCCTTGTAACGAGCCAGCATTTCCGAGGTATCCGTTTCGATGCCCAGGGACTTAGCTTCTTCAATCGCACCGTCAATCAGGTGCGAATCATAATGTTTACTCCTAATTTCGGTGAGAGCTGCATCTAGTTTTGTCATCTCACTCATGTTATCATCACCTCTTCATTTTCGTTTCGATTTTATCCAGCTCAGTTGCAATCCACCAGATAGAGCAGCAGTTGTCCAACTGCCGCCACCAAGCGCACTCTTCTTTTTCGCATACGCACCGACCAAGCGGATTGCTGGTTAACTTCATCGGGCAGTAAAGTTCGTTTTCCATCAGTCATTTCCTTTCTTTGCAAAAGGATTATACTCACTAGGGTCTGCCTTATTCGCCCATTCAACCCACTTAACGACTTTCTTTCGCAGTTCATCATCAAGTAAAAACGGCTCACGAATCAAAATAATCTTTGGATTCTTCTTCATGATGTCTGCATTGGTCTTGATTTCATCATAATCAATCGAGCCATGAAACATCTTGCTACGAACCTTGTCGCCTCGACTTGAGATATGACGAGTGAACGATTCCTCACGAAACCTAAATTTTTCGGTCAGATGCGGATTGAGTTTCAAATCGTACTCCTGAATGTACCCAATTTTCATAATGAACTACCTCCACCCCATCACAACAGCCGTACAAACGGCCAGACACACGTTGATGAACAGCCAGACGAGCATTGCCTGCCGCTTTTCAAACAGGTTGTCTGCCATGTTTTTGATTGTCCGCTCGGACTGAACTACCACCGCCAGCAGGACTAGGCAGACCAGCCAGCGAGTTGCAAATTCAAACATTGTTATCCTCCATCAAATCGTCCATGCTCAACTGACCGCTGACGTTGTCATCTTCCATCCACCAGCGGAACACGTCCATGCCGGTCTGCCAGTCGCACGGCAAGCCTTTTGCTTTTCGGGTATCAAGCATTCGTTCAAACGCCGAGATGTACATTTTCTCGTAGGCAGGCCAGCGCATAAACTCACGCTGTCTGCCCCTCCTACCGGCCATTGGACAACCGATGCAACCAACACGCTTCTGCCCTTCGCAATACAGCGGATTAACAGGTAAGTGCTCGCTGTGCGTGTAGTCCCACACATCATCGTCAGACCAGTCTACGATAGGATTGAGAGTCATCTTGCCCTTGAGGTTGCAGGTCTCGAACAGCTTCCTTTTTTCATCATTGTCTCCCATAAGGATGCTGCGCTTTTCCTTGTCACGATGGCTAAACTCCATCGTTCCACGGTTTTTCTTTCTGTTTGTTGATTCAGCCCAGCGAACGCCGGTAGCGATAAATCTATCGCGGCCAGTATTTTCTTTGAGAACGGCACAGCAATACCGCACAAGTCTTGTCGGCGGCATCAGCTTTTGCGGAATCAGCGTCCACATGGACGCAGGCTTGTCCTTGTAGCGTGGCATGACGATGGAGCATTTGATTCCACGCTCTTCCATCGACTTGAACTGTTCACGGATGAAATAGACCGTCTCCGGCGCATCTGCTGTGGTGTGGCTGTTGACCACCTCAAAGTTGATTCCTGCACGTTCAGCCAGAGCCACAAGCACTTGTGAATCCTTACCGCCAGAGTATGTGACCATGAGCGGTTTCTTGTACCGATGCTCAGACAGCCGTGCAGCGTCCTGCAACCTTGCGATAGCAAGCTGTTCCTTATCCATTAGCTCCACCTTTCTCTCAGCTCTTTTTCGACCTGTTCTGACTTTGCTGTGATGTAATCTGCAAACTCGTCAGGGGTCATGTCCTCTTCTTTGAACTTGCCGACCATCTCCCAGTACCTGTCGCCAATGCGAATGATTTTCTTCACCTGTTCATCGGTCAGGTCTGCATCGCACCGAAGGTTCTGAATCAGTGCGCCCCATGTGGCGGCGATTCCATCCAGAGCCATGCGAAAGCCGTATAACTGGTTCTGCCGTGCGATTTTGCGGAGGTTGGTCGGTTTAACCTGTTTGCCACACAGGGGGCAGTTTCCAAATTTATTCATCCGACCGCTCACTTCTGTTCTCCTTTCAGCCAGTCGTTCAGCTTTGCCATGCAAGAGGGGCAAAGAAAAAGCGGGTCATTTGAATAGATAAAAATTTTCCTATTTTTCTTTGTAATGCACCTGCAAATAGAATTGTTTTCTACTTTTTGTGTCCACTCACTTATGGAGAACTCTGGATATTCAAATGTTTCGCCGCACCTATCGCATACCATTGTCATTTTCTTTCTCCAATCTCTTTAGCAGCCCGTCCACGTCATACCGCCAATGGACACGTAGCCTTTTTGCTTTGACCTCTATCCCCTCTTGCTCTGCCCACTGCCAAGGGACGCTCTTCCGGCTCTCGTTGTAACGAAATGCTAGAACCTTGCTGGCAGGGATTGCAAAGGTGCGGTTGACCGCCCTGTAATTGACTATTACATGGGCGGTCTGACCGCCGTACCCCATCGCATCCACCATGTCAGTGATGTGCTTTTCCTTGCGGTATTTGCACTTTGCCTTGTCGTACTTGCCGAACACCTTTTCCAGAGGGATAGAGGGCGTTTCGATGGTTTTCAACTCAAATAGGTGGTTCATCGGGTATCGGTACACAAGGAAGTCGCAGATGTTGTCGATGGAGAAGGACAGGTTCTCGTTGCCGCCGTAGTAGGTTGCGGCACTGTCTTTCAGACGGTAGCACCACGCATCGGATGGGACGGATGCCTTGAAGTCCGCTTCAAACTGCTTGCCTGTGTTCATGCGTTGTCCTCGATTTTTTTGGCTTCTCTGATACGCAGTCGAGCAAGTTCGCTATTTGCATATCGCAGTTGCCAGCTACCAAACCATCCTTTGTGAACAAGTCTTCCGGCGCAGTAAACAAACTCCTGCTTCATCAATTCATCAAGTGAAATGATGTAGCCGCCCGGTTTATACTTTCTTCTCATCCTCGTTCACCTCTAAATTCACTTCCGAGATACCGCTTCTTGCCACGTTCCCGGTGCTTGTCCTCGTAGTTGCGGTGGTACACGCTCTGGCTGTGGTTCAGTTCATACACGAAAGCCTTGCGCTCCTCGAAGTCTTTCTTCTCTGCCTTGTACTTCTTGCAGGTGTCGTGACAGGCTTGGTAGCGTGATGTGCAGTCTTTGCAACAAGTAATCATTCTATCAACCCCACTGTTCAGCCATTGCTTTTGCAATGCCCGGAAAGGTCTTGCTTCTAGCATTTGCCCGTTCCTCCTTGCTCCCGCTGCAATCCATTTCCCAGCAAGAGTAGCGAACGGTTCCGTCCTTCAAAACCATCTTTCGCCCCTTAACAGGCTCCACGATGTTTGTTGGCTTCAAGGGTGGCACTCCTCTTTCCCACAGGCACGTTTTTTTAGTCACAGGATGGCCAAACTGAAACGGTTGAATGATTTGTGAATACTTAGGTAGGCAGAAAATCTTTGAAGGAACTGGATTTTCAATGACAACTCTTGGAACATTCGCATACCAGAACCGCATAAACAAATCTCTTGCCAGAATACCCATTTGTACTCTATCTGGCTGTAGCTGGCCGCCTTTCCAAATGTGTCTTGCTCCTGCATTCGTCAAATATGTGCAGGGCGGGTGTGCAATCAGCAAATCCCACTTGCCTACATCATGCGTTACGCCGTCCATCGTCACGACTTGCCCCCCCTCCAGAGCCTTGAGCGCATCTCCGAGAATATGCCACTCAGGATGCCCGCCGGACGGATCCTGAATGTCGCATGAGTAGGCTTCGTGCCCTTTCGCCCGGAATGCCTTACAGACTTCCTGCGATTCCTCACAGGCAACTAAAACTTTCATCTTTCCAAACGCCCGTCCAGCCAGATAGCACAGCTCTTATATAAGGTAGGCGATCAAGACGAAGGAACTTCTTCGCATATAGTTTCGAGTTCTTCAACATCTGCTGGCTCAAAAACAAGAGATGCGCCTTCGCATTCATATTTCTTTGCTTCCCAATCCATTTTGAATTTTTCAAAATCGTTCTTGTATCGGGGGAATGGATGCATTTGCTCTGCGTAATAAACGCCCATCATAACTTTTTTATCATCTTCTGGCTTCCAGCTTTCGAGATGATAGCTTTCGTGGTTGTCGTACTCCCAAAGAGACAGCTCAACAATCAATCCAGAAAAAGCATCGTACATCTGTTGGAAACTTTCAAAATCCCGATAAACCAGCCCTTGCCCCTTGTGGGATTCTTTGATTTGTTCGATGCTTTTCCCGCCAGTTTTCAGGCGGCATCGAACTACTTTCGGACGGTAAAACATAGCGTTCCTTTCTCGCCTTTTGTTCCGGTAGCGTAACCGTTAGTTAAAAGGGAGATCAGAACTGTCGCCAATCACAGAGAAGTCATCCGTGTTGCCCTGCAAGTAGCCGGAGCCAGACCCGCCAGCCAGCGTTTTCTTCGGTCTGACTTCATAATCGCCGGAACGAATCTTGTCCACGCTGGTGAAGCGGTCAACAACAAGCTTCGTCTTGAGGTTGCCATCGTTGCCCATGTACTCCTCCTCACGGAGAACCACGCCGACCAGCTTGCCACGCAGGGTCTTTTCATCGTTGTTGAACTTGTATCCGGGATTGGACTGCTCCACAGCGGTGATAAAGCCCTTGAAGAATGGTAGCGCCTTCTCTTTGTAGCTTTTGATGGTCTTGCCGCCCCACGCCCATTCGCCCGGATTCAACTTGCCGCGCTCGATAAGGGAAGTGGTCTGCTCGCGCCAGTAGCCCTTGAACTCGCCCTCTGCGACTTCCCACTCGATGTTCAGGCGCTCCTTTGCTGGTTCGTCCGTTGCCTTGCAGATACCGGCAACATAGCCGCCAACAGGCAGGTCACGACGTTCTGTGGCTTCCTGCACGTCATTCCAGTTGATGTTCTTCATCTGTTACTCTCCTTTGTTATCCGGCTGAACCGGAATGTTGTAATACTCGCGGATGGTCTTGTCTACGGCGGCGAGGTCGTTTTCGATCAGCGCATCATTGAACATCCCAAGAGGGGTTTTCACGGTGTCCATCCCATCATTGCGAGTGCTGAACAGGTATCGCCCGTCCTGCACAACAGTTTTCAGGACAATGGTAAAGTACCCTTCCACGCAAACCTTCTCGTCCAGCAGCTTGCCGATGGTCTTGAACTTCTCGCCGCCGTCTCCGTCACGCTCGCTGTGACCGAAAAAGTAGACCACAACATCGTCCGGCAATTCCTTTGCCCGCATCAGCAAAGCATTGAAGTTGGCTGCCATGTCTGTAAACTTCTGGTATCCAGCGACCTTTGCGTTCCGCATGAACTCGCCGGTCATAAGGTAGGTGGCATCGTCAATGACGATGGACTTACGCTTGGTGCTGTGGATTGCGACATCAATCTTGCCGTAGTCGTTGGTGATATAGGTTTTCATGTTGCTGCGGAACGGCAACGGCTTGCCAAGCACGTTGATAACTGCTACCTGTTCCGGGTCAAAATTCCGAAGCGAAGCGGACTTTCCACTGCCGGAATGACCATATACCATTACTAATACTGCCATTAGTTGTTCTCCTTCCTCGCTTCTTTCCTCGCTTTACGGCAAGCCGGGCAACGCTTGGGCAGTGCCATGTTATGCGATTCAAAGAAAATGCGCTCTGCACGAGAAATCTCGAATGCTTTGCCGCAATCACGGCAAGTTTTCTCAATGCTTGTGTTCTTGTCCCACGAAGCCCTTACTGCGGCTTTTTCGACAGCAAACACTTCATTAAGGCTGTCACTAAAACTCCTAACATACGTATGCTGCGGTGCATGACCGTTCTTGCGAAGCGTTTCCTCTAAGTTGTTCCTTTTACAGTTTGCGCAAAGAGTTTCCGTACTGTTCGGGAACACTGAAAAAGGCTTATTGCACTTTTCGCAGTGCTTGATTTCTTTCTTGTATTTGCCCATTTTTCTTTCCTTTCTTCGGCTTCATTAGGCTTCATTGTTCTCACTTTGGCTTAATATGGCTGTACATAATCAACCAGCCATCAGTTCTGCCAACTGTGCGCGGAGGTCTTTCAGCTCTGCTTCCCTGTCCTCAATCTCAGACTGCAAGTCCTCAATCGCTGCCAGCCGGTCGGCTTCTTTCGCTTCTGCCATCTGCTTGTTGGTCATAAAGTACACGCCGTCCTCCGGCTCGGTCACGCCACCGAATCTATCTAGGTTCACGCTAATCATTCTTTCTGGGCCGTCCTCTCTGTTTTCTGTGCTCTTGGATTTGAAGAGCTGAGTACCACTGGCTTGTGTCGATTTCAATGGTAGACCACCGGTAATCGCATTCTTTATTCAAGCAATGCTTTCTGCGAATAATGCAATCGTCCTCGTTTCTAGTGTCAACGGTCGTAACACTTTCCTGTCCGCACATCGGGCATTTCACTGAGCATCCCTCCACTCGTTGGTGTGGTGGGCCACTCGCTTAATCTTACGGTTTTCACGTTCAATACGCTCATTCTCCGCGCTAACGCCGATAATAGCGAGAATCAAAGCAGTAAAAAGCATTGAGACGGACAGCAGCGCATATCCAAGCATCCCCCAGCTATTGGAAGCACCGTTGATGGCGTTTCCACATCCAAGTGCTGCAACGGCGATGGATATGCTTATAAAGCACAATACAGTGCCTTTAACAGTTTTCATTTCTCTTCACCTCTTTT